AGAAGGAAAGAGCGAAGTAGAAAGAGCCGGGAATGTTGCCAGAACGTTAAAGAATTTAGCCAAAGAACTAAACATACCTATAATTGCATTAGCTCAGTTAGTTAAAAATGCAGAACGAACATCACCACCGCAAATAAAAGACATTTTATGGTCTGCCGAGATAGAGCAGGCATCCGATAATGTTATTTCATTATGGCAACCTGCCAGATGGCTACCTAATGGATCAACCTGGGAATATTCAGACTCATTACATTTTAACTTTGCAAATAGCGAAAACAGAGGTATTACATTTGTTTCATTTCTTAAAGGGCGTAATATTGGATTAATAGAATTTCTATTAACGTTTAAACAAAATACTACAAAGTTTTTAGATTACATTGGGGATATGGTAGAAGAACAAAATCAAGACATTGAAGATGTGGAGCCTGTTACGAATTTTTATGAAAAAGAAGAAAAGGAAGAAAACAAAACACCTCCATTCTAACAATAGAACCAGACAATAATTTTTACAAACAAACAGATATTAATGATGTGCCTTTTTAATAACTAAAAACAATATTATGAAAACAAACGAAATCGCAGATATAATAATGAGGTCATTGCAAGAAAGAAATTTTATGATTTATGCTACCTCTATATCTGTTGATGGATTGGCTGAGATGGACGTTGTAGGGATAAATAGAAATGAATATACCTATGAGTTTGAAATAAAAAGAAGCCGTTCTGATTTTAAGGCAGATTTCAAAAAAACATACAAGCATTATAAGCTACAAAATAAACTACACACAAAGAATTATAACAAATGGATTAAGGGCAAAAAAACAGACATAATCGAACGTTCAATACAGATACCAAATAGATTTTATTATGTGTGCGAAGAAGGGCTCATAAAATTAGATGAAATCCCAAAATATGCAGGATTGATATATATAAAAAACAAACGGGATTATGTAGAAATAAAAAATGCTCCATTGTTGCACAGAGAGAAAGTTACGAAAGCCATGTACAAAGGGATTTCGGGAATATTTAGTCAAAGATTTGTTTATGGATGTAGTTACTTAAATTATATTAACAATCAAAAATTGAAATTATGAAAAGAAACATTTTATTTCGCGGTAAAAGAATTGATGGCCGCAATAATTGGGCTTATGGTTCATTAATAACCAATGGCGAAAAATGTTATCTTATTAATCCTGATAATCTGGAAATAGGATGCAATAATACTATCGGCAATACATCAGTACAGCCAGTTATCCCCGAAACAGTCGGACAATTTACCGGATTAAAAGATAAAAATGGAGTTAACATATTTGAGGGGGATAAAATCAATGTTGGGGAAATATGGCACGGAGATATGGTGGAATCTTCATATATTGGTGTTGTTAGCTTTTGTGATGGCTGTTGGTGGGTAGCTGACAAGGAAGTAATTGGATCAGAATTAGATTCAATTAGTATCATAAATGGTAATATGAAAGTAATTGGGAACACATATACTAATTAAAAAGCCATGACAGAACAACAATTTAACAACCAATTCTTCCGTAAAGGAATGAACGTAAAACTAAACAATGGCGAAATTAAGCCGATTATAGCCGTTGATTTTGAAAATGGGGACATAGATATAGGTAATAACGTTTGGGTTCCTTATTCGAAGTGTGAGGTGTATTATGATGAACTTTTAGACTTGTTTAGAGATATCGTATGTACGTATTTCAATCTCGATATTGAGAAATTGAAAGTTAGATACAAAAAAGGCGATTACGCTCCTGCACGTACTTTAATTATGATATTAGCTATTGATTGTAGAAAATATACTCAATTTCAAATAGCTCAATACTTAGGATTAAAGCAGCCATCTTCTATCTCGATTACAAACAGAACTTTAAGGGGGTATCATCACATTAAACATCATTTAAGAGAAATCAAAATTGAATACGGTCACCTAATTAAAAACATCGAAAAGTATAAATGTTTCAAAACCTGATAAAAGTCATTGTTTTGTGTATTATTAATATTTAATTTTGAAATATGACAAGGACAAAAAAAATATACGGATTTCGATTAGGTGAAAATATTCCTAAATGGAAAGATAGACGCGGAAGAAATGGAGGTAAAATTATAAAATTTATTAGACTTAAACATTGTAATAAATTTCAATTACTTATTAGTAATGGAGATATTTTAACCAGCGAATATTTATTGCAGGATGATTTTTATAGTCGCGGACTGGCAAATGAATATTAACCTGACAAAAGTCATATTTATTAACAAATGATATAGCGATATTTGTATAAACTAATAAATTGAAATTATGAAAATTTACAAAAGCACAGACACAATTGAAAACTCAGCACTGATAACGTTGATTTACGGTGAGCCAGGGATAGGCAAAACCTCATTAAGCTATACGACTAACAAGCCGTTTTTATTCTCTTGCGAAGGTGGCGCAAATAGAGCCATTAGGAACGGGGATAGCGGAATGGTTGAACGGTTTGAGGACATATCTACCTTTTTAGATTCTGGACAATCTGACAATTACGACACTTTTGTACTCGATCCGGTAGATCATATATTAACAGTTCACGGCGCAGATTACGTGGGGCGAATGGATAAAAAAGCAGTAAGGCGTGGCGGTCAATTAACATTGCAGGGATACGGCGCATTAAAGAGCGCATTTGAGGCACTTGTAAACAAAATGCGAAGCAAAGGTAAAAACCTTGTACTGATTGCACACAGTAAGCAGATTACCAATAACGATGATACTATTAAGTATATTCCAAAGGTTACCGGGAGTAGCTATGATATGTTAATGGAGATTTGCGATCTTGTTGGCTATATTAAAAGTGTCAACAATGAACGGACAATAGACTTTAATCCCTCGGATGAACATATAGGCAAAAATACCGGGGAGCATAAAATATTAAAGATTCCGCACTACACGGATGATAGCTTCCAGATGTTTTTACAGGGCATTATTGACACTACCAATAACAAGATAAGCTCACTTTCAGAATTACAAAAGAAAACTATTGAGGCTATCAAAGTAGCTAAAAAAGAGGTTGACAGTATGGATTTCGAAGAGTTGCAAAAAGCAGGGTTTGACGAGTCGATATCTGTACAAATGAGCCTCTATAAAGATAAGCAGTTGGGGAATCATATTTTAGACATATTGGAGCAAAAAGAAGCGGCAGAAGATTTCAATAATGCAATATCAAGTGTTTCTGGCTTGAAAAAACCATTTATAGGCGTATGGAGGGAAGTTCAAGAGATGGCAAAACGCAAATCCCTTACTTATGACAAGAATACTAAACAATTTAGTGATGTTATCAGTAAGTAAAATAGAGAGTTATAGGATGTATAGGTCTCTGGATATAGATGTTGATGGGTGGGAGATATCTATAGAAGACATTATCCAGAGACTAAGAGGACAAGATGACCATAGAACTGTCGAAGAGATAGATCGGATGCAGTTTGGGTCAGACTGTCACTATATACTTGAAACTGGATGTATCCCTGAAGGATGGGGGGATTTATCTCCCGATGATAATAGGTCTTTTTATCTGAATGAGCTATTAAAAGATAGTGTGAACTACGATGATTGCATTAAGGAGGCCTATACAAATACGGATATATCTGGGATAACCGTTTCCCTTAAAATAGATGCCATTGATGGAATCATTGCATATGATCATAAATTCAGCGCAAAGCCACAAAAGAGAAGTAAGTTTGAGGATTCGATGCAATGGAGATTGTATTTATTGGCTACCGGACTAGACATATTTATTTATAACACATATCATTATGGTAAGGATAGACAGAAAAGCCCGTACATAAGAAATAATAAATTTACTTTCAACTCTTATAATGGAATGAAAAATGATTGTGAATACTGGGTTTTCGAATGTGCCTCATTTATGAATTTACATGGAATAAAAACATAAGGAGCAACCAAGGAAATTGATTTTTTACAGAACTTAAAAATAGCATAATTAAAATAATTATTGTAACTTGTTAATTCATAATTAGATTTAGTTTATTAGGTAATAATTTAGAGGAGCCACGATGGTGGCTCCTTTTTTGTGTTATAAAACATTTATTTGCATTTTTATGCGTTTTTATTTGGTGTTTAGCTTTTTTGTGCTTATCTTTAAATTATATTAATAATTTAAAACTTTGCAATTATGAAAACTTCGACTTTCGAAAACAGAACAAAAGACATTAACAAATCAACAGTAGGGTATCAATTAGCCAAAACATTACTTTCTGGTGGCTCATATTTAAAAGGTAAGCCAATGGTAAGACCTTGTTATACTTCTGGTCGTGGACGTTTCACGTCAAACCAAAATCATACGGTTGATACGATAATGTGTCTACAAATAGCTGGGCTAAAAAGAGATATTGATTTTAAATTAACAAACGATGCACCGAGAGGCAGCGCAACGGGCAACCTAATCACTTTAATCAATCGCAATAAAATGATAAAAAATTAATCCTCCGAGTTCCTGCAAAGTCTCGCAGGATTTGCCGACCCGATACCTGCCAGAGGATCGGGTTTTGGTGGTATATAACATTGAGAATATGCGTTGACAGGGGAACGATTGACCCCTGAAAGTATGTGATAAACTTACAAGCCCTGTTTGCGCATATTTATTTTATAGGGCGTCTTTATCATGGGAAATAACAGAATATTAACAAAACGAGAGATTAGGAACGAGTTATTTGGCATTCTATCTATGTGTGATGCTTTTTTAGAAGAAGGCAGCATGGTTGGAGGTAAACGAAAAGAAGAAATGATTAAGTACTTGCCGAAGCAAATCGCATCACAAATAATGCAACTTCAAGACTTAATTGATGAATGTATTTTGGGTGGTTAAATGCTCAATGATTGGTAAATAAAGCCACCTCGCGCTGAAATAAACGTGGGGTTTTGGTAGTATGAAGCATTTACTAAAATGGAGGTCAATAAGCAAATTGCTAGCCGGTAATGCTACCTCAATAAGAAAAGAAGCAATACCTAACAAGTATCGATATAAACTAAATCGTTTATTCAGTCTTTTAGAGGCGTGGGATAAATGGCAAAAAACTGTTTGATATGGATTATCAAAAAGAAACACCAAAAGAAATTATTGATATACTGGAAAGAGCAAAAGTAAAATATTTCGGAATAGACTATTATGCATTTCCAGAAACTTTTGCATCAACAACAGGCCCTCATGGAGGTATTGGCGGCGCTTCAATATCAACCTTTACCGTAGAGGCTTATGTGTGTGATGGTGTTGGCCCGACAGTTTATGTGTGTGATGGCAAATATAGGTTTACAAAAGGTAAATATAAATCACGTTGGCATTAATTAATATGGACTTAACAAAAATAGACAATATTGAATTTGGAGAAGTTACAGAAAACGACTCCCCCGACTTCGCAGATGCTTTTATTTCAATCGCTGATTACAATGGCGAAGAAATGACAGAACCACAATTGAACGAGATAAACAAAAACACAGAATTTGTGCATGAAAAGTTAATTGAACATTTATATTGATAATATGAAACCACAAGATTTAAAATTAGCCCAATTAAAGGCTATTCCATTAGAGGAATATAATAATAGTGGATGGCATAAAAAAGGAGGTACGATATGTGATATTATATATGAACGTGATTGCTACGAACCCACTTGTCATAAATGCATTTTAGATACTCCCGATTCAGTAAAAGATCGTATTTCAGAATTAGAACAAAATAAAAATAAAAACCCATGAACTTTCACATAACCAAAATAGAATCAAACTATCTCTTCCATACTCTTCAAATTCAGAGATTGAATAATATTGAGGAAGCTAAAAAAAGAATTGACGTTGCTCTTGATAATTGGATACATGAAGATATTATGGTTTTTGCCAGCCGCGAAGAATTAATGAGGGATGTTAAATTGGCTTATTTGATATATGCGGAGGCTGTTAGGGATTATGATTGTTAATGGCTTGGATATGGCGCATTGTCACACTAAATTAAATTGAAATATAATGAATTGGATTAATAAATTATTTAGTAAAAAGAACGATAAACAGTGTAATATACACAATGTTGTACATAGCATTACTTGCGGTGAACGTGATGAAAATGGATTTGCAGATACTTATGTGAATGGCAAAAAAACTAATGTGAAGCTATTACTTTGGAACAAAAAAGAAGTAGAACGATTACAGAAAATAAGTGAAGAAATACACAATAAAAATAACGAGTAGCATTACACACAATTAGTAAATAAACCACCATCTAAATGAGATACACCCTAAAAAATATAGTTGATATATGAAAATCTACGTTAAAAAAACAATCTCCGGTTTAGTTCCTGCATCAAGAAATGAATTTGATAAACTCCAGGATGCTAAATTAAAAATGGGTGAATTTTATGAAGTTGAAATTAAGAAAAAAAGAAACGTAAAATTTCACAGAAAGCTGTTCGCTCTTTTTAATATCTGCTTTGAGAATCAAGAACAATTTGAAACATTGGAAGATTTAAGAGCATGGATAACTATTAAGGCCGGATATTATAAAGAAATTAAAACGCCTACCGGAGTCTTTTATATGCCAAAATCTATTAGCTTTTCAAAGATGGATGATATAGAGTTTGAAGAGTATTATAACAAATGTATCATTGTTGTTATGAAATTTATTGGAGTTGAAAGAATGGAACTAATAGAAGAAATAAATCAATTTTGATATGGAAAACCTAAAGCAAATAATCATAAGAGGCATCAAAGCCCGGCGAAAACTAATCCAAAAGAAGTTATCAAAATGTGACTTGCCAGGAATTGACCAATTAATGATTAATTTAGAATATTGCCTGAGTAAATCGGATTGTGATTATTCCGCTATGATAATTAAATTTGGTGATGCTATTAAAAAGATGTTACCGCCAAACTTTCGCAAACGATATTTGAATGAGGTTAAACTTTTAAATTTATAGATATGGAATACGAAGTTTTTTATAATGACGAGGTAATAGAAAGTATAGAATCCGATATAGGGATATTGATTGGAGATTTTGTGCATACAGACAGGGAAGGGTGTTTACAAATATCCAGTAGGGAATTTATAAAACGTAAAATTACTAATGAATATAGCTGTTATGAATTTAAAATATATTGTAGATTGGTTTGTGAATAAATTTTATTTTATATATACAATGCTATATGCTTTTAAAAATTTAGACAGACACAGTAAAATAGATGCTATATTTATGACACTGCTTGGATGTTGTTATTTATATATGTTTATTGAATTTTTAACTACACTATAATTAACAAATAACGATTGTGAATTTTGTTTATATTTTAAATTTATAGATATGAAAACTTTTAAAACAAAATGTATAGATGTAACGGTAAGCATTACCAATAAAGAACATTTTCTTACATTAAAACAAACGCCTGAAAACACCGGAATGTTTGGAAGCAAAATAGTGATTGAGCAATTTGAAAAATAGAAAGCGTTTTAAGCAAACGATATATTAAGCTGCCATTTAGAATTAGGATTCTTATTTAATTCTAATTAACAAAAGAACTTGAAATAAAATGAAACCAAGTAAATACAAATGCGTCCGTTGCAATAAAATAGTAGAGCGATTAAGTAGTAATAAATGGATTAAAAGTTATTGCGAAAAGACAGGTAAAAATGTTAGACTTCAATTAATCGTAAATGAAACCTTCTAAATGTTCATATAATGATAAAGCACAAAAAAATATATTGTGATTTCTTTGGATACACTGAAGCTGATTTCATTCCGTGTGAGTGCTGTAATATGGGTGTTATTACAGATGTTCACCATCTAAGCAAAAGGGGAATGGGAGGAAGCAAACATAAAGATATTATATATAATTTAGTAGGTGTTACCCGTGGATGCCATGTCATCATGGACAACAATTATGAACTAAATGAAAAATTAAGAATCAAGCACAAAAATCTTGTAGACAGTTTTGCGACAACTCATCCAAAACAATTAGAAACATTTCTTAAAAAATATCCCAATGAAAGGAAAAACTTTGAATGGTTAAAACTACAAGAATAGAACTAAAAGGATTACCAAAAATAAGCCTTAACGAATGGTACGCCGGAACTCATTGGAATAAGCGAAAGACTACTAAGGATAATTATAAATGGATAGTAAAGAGCCAATTTAAAGGAGTCTTTCCAAAAACTAAACAATATGATTGTGAGTACTATTTTGAGTTCAGAATACGGCCCCTAGATGTCACAAACACGGTATCTATGATCAAGATGATTGAGGATATTATTTTTGAAGATGATAATTACAAAATTGTCAACTCAATAAGCATCAATTCACAAAAAGGAAAAGAAGATAAAGTAACAATTATAGTAAATGAATTATGAAAAACGAATACAGCGAATACGATTTAATTATTTACCCAGATGACCCGGACACTGTAATATTTAACAGATGAAAGACTTTTGTAAAAAACATAAACCCAGATCCAAAACAATGAGATACATTGAACATTCTAATTGGCTGGATAGGATGGATGCCCGAGGAAGTAAACAAACTCAATGCCCTAAATGTGAGCGGTGGCTGTTTCCTTGTGAAATTTAATTTGAAAATAATCCGGGAACCTGATAAATATCATATTTTTTATAAATTAGTAGTTGTAATTTAGTGGCATATTAATAATTAAAAATTTAGCGGTATGAAAACTTTACAAATAACCGAAGGCTTTAAGGTAGAGGTAGACTCACGCATCGAAGATGTAGAAGCTAAATATATTGTGCCAACAAAAGATAGGCCAGTATTTAAAGCGTGCTGTGATTATATTGGGAATATAGGTGGAATTTATAAGGATCATCTCGTGGGGAATTGCTGTAGCGACACCTTTGGATTAAACTACAAAGACTCAATTAATGGATTACACGAATGGATTTTAGATAATAAAAGTATAATAGAAGAGTATCCTAAATGCAAATTTGATCTTTATTTAATTGACGGCACTATTGAACACGAACAGGCAAAAGAAGTAAAAGTGTATTCGATTAGTGCAAGGAAAGCAAAAAAATTGTTATTATGAAAAAATATAAACGATATGAATATTGGGAAGCACTGGTTATCGTGCGGTTATATCAATTATTTTGTTTTCCATATTACGAATATATGTGGTGGGATAAAAGATTGAAGTTAATTATAACAGACGAAATATAATTAATCCGCAAGTTTCCGCTAAATTCTTGCGGATAGCCGGATGCTTTACGAGGTGTCCGTCTTTGTGGGTGAAGGACATTAATAACTTAAATTTATAATTATGGTACACAAAGGACAGCGAAGAGTAAAACCAACTATATGGAATAGTAATAACCGCAAATCTACACGAGGCAGAAGGCGACAATTTATTCTATTGAATAACGGCAAAACAATAATGATACAACATTCTGCATGATATTGCTTTATAATCACATATTAGGAGTTATTGGATATATTGTCTCAATATTTACACTAGATACTACAAGGAAGGCAGTATTTGAAACTCCAAAAAAGATCCATATTTTCGGGGACAACCTTAAATATTGGATGCAGTATGATGATTATGAATACATGCTGCCGGAAGCGGCTGCATAATACGCTTTGGATTCTAAAAAAATAAAAACATCCAAAGGAACCGTATAAGAAAACCCCACACTGAGATAAATGTGGGGTTTGTGGGTGAAAGATTGTTGGGAATGGGGTTTAATTAGATGTTTTGATATATGGAAAAAGGTTTTATAACAAATCAAACCTTATTTGGGAAGCCTGAAATAATAGGTTTTGGATCGTCAGATTTTTATGTACAAGAGGTAGGTCGCAATTTTGCGAATGAAACTATTGTAAAGAATCATTATAGTAATAAAGTGTATAATGGCACGTATATACATTTGGGCATTTATATTAAATCTGAATTGTTAGGAATATTACAATATGGATATGCTATGAATCCGTCGAGTTGTGACAGTGTAGTAAAGGGGACGGAGCAGGATCAATATCTTGAATTAAATAGAATGTGGCTTGATGATAAGGCAGCGCGCAATAGTGAAAGTAAGGCAATAAGTTATTCAATTAAATATATAAAGGGTAAATTGCCACGAATAAAATGGATACAGTCATTTGCAGATGAAAGGTGTGGTTTTTTTGGAATTGTTTACCAAGCCTGCAGTTTTAATTTTTATGGTGAACATGAATCTGTGTTTTGGGAGCTTGAGGGTGAAATTTTCCATAATTCAATAAAAACTAGCAGAAAGGCGGGTAAAAGAGGATATGATTTATTAAACAATCCCATAAATAAAGATAAAATTAAAAGTGAGAAACTCCGCCAATTTAGATATATTAAATTTATTGATTCCCGATGGAAAAAGAAATGTTTATTAAAAGAAAAACCATATTTAAAATATTATAATGGTGATTAATGCATAACTCAAACCACGGTCTACCATTAAAAACATAAGATGAAAAACAGAAATATAAAACATTCAGATCATTGGCTAACTCCCAGGATATTTTTCGACAAGTTAAATGAAAAATACAATTTCAATCTCGATCCATGTCCTGCTTATCATGATATTAGAGAATGGGACGGATTAAAAATTGACTGGGATAGCCGTAATTTTATCAATCCTCCATATTCACAGAAATCAAAAGAGGCATTTGTAATTAAAGCCATACACGAAAGTAAAAAAGGTAAATTATGTGTGATGCTTTTACCTGTAAGCACTTCGACTAAATTGTTTCATGAAATCATCCTGCCAGAGAAGCCAAAAGTAAAATTCATAAAAGGCAGATTGCCATTTATCGGACAAAATGAAAAGGGGCAAATTGTTAATAGCGAAAAGCCAACACAGGAATTAATAGAATGGACGGATGAAGAGGGAGAAATTACGCTGATTTCCAAACATGTTAAGAACTCGGGACAACACGATTCTATGCTAGTTGTGTTCGATGGTCGCAGCGCCTCAGATAAGGCAAAATTTCTTATAGATAGATTTATAAAAAGAGATGTAAGGGGCTGGATTGTGGCTATTCAAAATAAGCAGGGTAAATTATTTTAAGATGAAAAGCAAACTACATAACGATATCGAGCGGTGCAGATTCAATATTGCATTAAGCAAAAGAGAAGAAAGACAAGCAGACATGTTTATGGTCAGATTGTGGAATAATCCTGAAGATATGAAAATAGTCTTTTGGGTTAATATGATGGTTTGTAATCGGGGGAATTAAATTTATAGCTATGAAAATATTAGTCGGATTCGAAGAAAGCCAAGCGATAACAATTGAGTTAAGAAAATTAGGTCACGAGGCTTTTAGTTGCGATTTAAAAGAATGCTCCGGAGGGTATCCGGAGTGGCATTTTAAAGACGATATTTATAATGTGATTGGTATGGGTTGGGATATTATAATAATGCATCCACCTTGTACTGCGATAGCCGTTTCAGGTAATGGCACATATGCTAAAGGTAAAGCAAAACACCATTTAAGGCTAGCCGCTATTAAATGGACTCAAAAATTATGGCATGACTGCACAGAAGTGTGTAGTAAAGTTTGTCTTGAAAATCCACAAGGAGTACTTGCGACAAATACAGATTTGCCAAAACCTCAGTATATACAACCGTGGCAATTTGGGCATACAGAAACTAAAAAAACAGCTTTATTTTTATATGGGCTACCGCCACTTAAAGAGACTAACAATGTGAAAATAGAAATGGATAAATTACCTGATAAAGATAAGCATAAAATATGGTATGCTTCTCCAGGGAATGACAGATCAGAGTTAAGGTCAAAAACCTATATTGGAATTGCAAAAGCAATAGCAGAACAATGGACTAAATAATATTGTAATGTGTAATTAAAAGCGGTTAATATGCGTATAGTGTATTAACTGCTTTTTTATTTTACAACCATTGTATTTTATTGTTAGTTATATAATAATGCGCGTGGTATGGTCTTTCGCCTACCCAATTGCCAATCGAGGGTCTTAATGTTATTTTGCCATTCTGTTCCGTCATTTTCCATTCATCGAGAGGTGTTACAGTCTTGCCGCCACAGCCACATGCACATAAATGAATAGCAATCTTATACTCCTTTGAAATATATAGGATTCCCTGCTTTAGCTCTTCCGGGATGTGCTGATGGTGTTCTATACTTAATTTGTGTGTTTTCATGTCTTAGTTATTATTTAAAATAAGTAATCATAAGCATCTGGCCTGTCTCTTTTAATATCTTCAGGTGAAATTATTTCAAACTTTCCATCCTTATCTTTTTGTTTTCGGTCATATTTATATGGACTGCACCCTTTGCAACTACACGGCTTTCCCTGTGCTTTATAACAATAATGTTCCTCTTTCTTTAATCCCATAGCCTTGCATCTCTTTTTGTGCTTTAGGTTTGTTATTTTTTGTCTCCTGGCTTTGTTCATATCTTAATTGGTTCAATTAAATATACCTTGACAATACCATTATATTTTAATAACGATGTTAAAGGATATTGGATTATATCTTCATATCCTTTATTGGGATCGTGAACTATATTATAATCTTTATCTATTACTACTGCATGTTGTTTTAAGAATCCATCACTCAAATTAAAATAATTGGGACTAAGAACTGATGCAAAAAATAATCCATTCACGCCCTTCTTTTTATATAACTTTCTTGGTGTCATGATAGCTGGGAAATGCCACCCTTCTTTTTTTCTACATTCTGCAATCGGACACGATAGCCTTGTGTAATTTTTATTGTGTAGCAATCCTCGATATTTATATCCATTTTCAAATAAAAAATCAAATAATATTTTCCACCATTTATCTCCATATTCTAAAAAATGAGGAACGGCATGTAATTTTAGATTAAACATTGTTGCGATAGATGCTCTCATAGAATCGCCATTATCTTTATCTATTATTTCCTGATAAACTTTGTTCATATCTTATATTATTATTTATCCAAAGTTAATGAATTTATCTCTACTGCATGACAATTGTATCTCCCATTATTTAATGAAAGTTAACACAGGTTTTAAATGAATGTTAGGAATTAACCTAAAAACATCTATTCCATTTCTGCATTTTACCCAACATATACGACCAAAGGCATCTCCAACCAATCATTTGTAGCCTATAAATATGGGATCGTCCGTTGTCATGTCGGGACAGAGCGGACACTAAAATTCGGCTTATGATAGTCGTGTGGGTTCCTATCTTTTTAAATTGTCTGGATACAATTAAGGCTTGACTTCGAACATAACCCATTAAACAAGAAAAACCCGACCTATATAGAACTGCCCCACAAAGATTGGCAAAGGTCGGATTCGTTATGTAATAATAGAAATGTTCAATAATCATCTTTATGGCTCTTTAAGGTGCGTTCTACTTCACCTGCATTAACCACAAAGATAGTCAATGATTAGTTTAAATGCAAATTACATATACATACTTAAAAGTCCTCCATTAAAATAGGAAACCCTTTGTCATATACTTTTTCCAGATTTTCGATAGGCGCAGAGGCTTCGCTTTCTGGGAAACAAATATTTTCCCCCAATTCAGGATCGGCATAATGATTTTCTGAAAGCGTCTCGGCTTCAATTTTATTAATAGCCTCATCTTCTCTCCACATAATTACTTTGTTTTCTAATTGCTGTTCGCTCAATGAGTTGCAAAACTTTTTTAAATCACTCCAGTTCATAATTTTTATTTTAAGATTCAACAATTTCAATATCTTCAACATCGAACACCATAAAATCGGCATCGCCAATAATAACTAATCCTGGCTTTTCGCAACCTTCAGGATGTTTAATTTCTACGGCTGCGCCATATTTACCTTTATGGGGATGATCCCCGATTACTTTTACTTTCTTTCCTATGAAGTCTTTTAGTTGCATGATTTTAATTTTTATTATTGATTAATATCTATATATCTAAATTTTGCATTGACAATTCGCCTTTGGTTGCTATCGCTAAATCCAAGAATGTTTTTATACTTGTCTCTTTGTTAGATTGCTTATTGTACAGATATATACCACTTTCAGTAAACCCAATATTATAATTATTTGATAAATTATATGAGCTTGGATATTTATCTTTCTTTACGTTCTCAAATATTACTTTCTTTTCTGCTTCCTCGATAGCTTTATATTTATTCCAAACCATATACTTTAATACTTGCTGATTCAGAAAATTATTGCATCTGATAATGGCATTAAAACATAGTCCTTTAAATATTATTCTCTCAGTACTTTCATTGACTTTAGGTATTAAGCTTTCAACAAATTGACTTAATGTTTGTAATTTTTCTATTTTCATGGCTAATTATTTTTATCATTTGCCGACCCAATAATGAATAACATCAGTATTGAACATGCTAATGATAACTGACTTATCAAAGCTATAATTGCAACATAATTGAATATCGAGATAATTAAACATATTATACCGGTACTAATAAATATTAAAAATAATATTGCCGCTATTATGAATATTGTATTTTTCATTTTAATAGTTTTATAAAGTTTAATCATGCCTTGCCATTTTAAGTAGAGCAGCGCATCCAAATCCTGCAACAAAAGCGTTGCAATAATTTATAATAGAATTTTCAATAATTATATACCCAACTATATTCACTACTATCAATACAATTAATATAATTATTCTAATTTCCTTTTTCATAACTCAATTTTTATTAATTAATCAATAGACTCATCTAAAGTCAGCATATAAATAAAGTAGTGTTCCAATTATGGCAGCAGATAAGCATCCTATTGCAGAACATTTATTTACAATGAAGCTCTGTTTTTCCCCACTTACCCAATAGATCGTATTCATTGCACCAATAAAATAATTAAGTATAATTAAAAATATAACCATGTCTTTAATTTTTATCAATTAATATTAGATTATTAAGCCCATATACAAGAGCTTTCTTTTTCTTGGACACAACTACTATAATCATCTTTTCAGGTGAATTATAGTTGCCTATGCTTGTTATAATCCCGGATTTGTTTGTGTTTGGGATTAGTGCTTTTTGGTTTAGTAGGTTTTTCATGTTATTAATTTATGTTGTTGCTTTTTTGATTAATCTTATTGCGTTTGTAATCGCTTCTTTTATCTGGAATTCAACATATTGCTTTTGTATGTCTGATAGTGGCGTTCTTTTATTTATCCACCCAACTCTTCGCCCTGCATCTTCTGTTATGCTAAAATCTTTAATTTTTTTCATAATCTATATTTCTATGGGTTCATCGTCCCAGGTTAATGTTTTACCTGTTAGTTTTTTGATTGATCTGGAAAGTAGCGCTAAACATCTACCTTCATTTTCTATACTCCACCAGAAATCTTCTCTTTCTGGACATGTAGTTGATATAATTTCTTTTCCGTCTTTATCTACTGCTAGCCATGCCATAATTAATAAGGTATTGGTTTGTAATATTCATCTTCACTTAATGTATCCACGCACGTATTACATGCATTTAGATTGTTTTCGACCTGATATCGGCATAAACTACATACATCTATTACATCGGCGCTATTTCTGATTATTTCTCCATACTTATTCTTTGCCATAACTTCATTATTTTAATTAAACATACCCCAAAGTTCAGAATAATCTTTTTACGGAACTATGATAAAAGTCATGTTTTGGTAGTTTTTATTGTTGTAGGTTTGAAGTATAAATGAATTAAATTATATATTATGAAAAAGATTTTAGGAATTATTGTAATGGTGCTTTTATGTAACACTATTGCACAATCGCTATTTTTTGGAGGGATACCATACACATGGACTCTCGGCGGTAATGCCATACGTGATGGTAAAGAACAGTACTATCAAGTAAATGACTCTATTAAGATAGCTATTATCAAAGAGACAGTAGGGGGAGCTAATTACGATAGATATGTTATATTTGAATGTCAAAATGGCGAATATAAACAGACAAGCGCAGACTCTTTTGTATCCATGTTTAGCAATAAATTAGGGATGTTAATGTATATGCGAAAGGAGTATAATCGATACAGATACAATAAACCAGTTTTTTGAGAGGAGGTGTTTATTTATAAGCATGGCAAAAGTCATTGTTTTCAATCAAAATTAGAATTAACTTAGTACTTTAAAATTAGGATAATCTACAAAATCACAACGGAGTTAAGAGACTCAGCAAAAGAAGGGAGTTATTATGAAATAGCTATTAAGTAAAATGTAAAAACTTTTCGAAAAAAGCCCGGTCTAACACTGCCGGGCTTTTCTATTTATATATTATTAAATTGGAGTTACAAATACTATCCCTCGATCCTTTACCCCTTGTTCAAATTCTTCTTTTGATATTTCGCCCCTTATTCCTTTGTGTATGAATACTTGATTATCCGCTATCCTTTTACATGTCTTTGCGTCTAACATTGCGTATCAAATTTATTAATTTTTTTGTGACCCACTCAATCAGCATAATTACTAATAATATAGGTATGATTACAATTTGCATATTTTTATTTCACAACTTTATTATGTGATTTAATAGCCCGTTTGTTTTGTTTAATATGGCGATCTAGATCTTCTATAACCTTATCTATTGCAGTGTCTCTCACGGTATATCCGTCAACATAGGCGTTAAAATAACTGGATAAGAATATCTCTGATGTTATCAGGAACGTATCGCCTTCTAAATTATTTAAAATAGAGTCCAGTTTTAATCCAGCCTTTTTGAAAGATTCTGCATATCTATTTTTAGGCTTATATTTTGCATGTACAAAACAAGACCCAGCCCACATCAATAGGAAAGTAAATAATATTATCAATCCTCTATTTGCTATTGTATTTTTCATAATATATAATCTACTGATTAGAATATCACTTACAGATGATTAAATTACTACTTTTTCTTTAGCCATCCAAATAAGCTTTTACGCTTCTTTTCCGGTTGTATAGAATCATTATCCTGTATTGTTCCATCCCCGGTGAAATTTATTACATTATTTTTTTTCCCAGGATTGACAGTGTTGTTTATGCTGTTTTTTGGGACTTTAGCAATAGTCTCATACGCAACTATCAATTTGTCATATCTCTTGTTCATTGGGACTAAAACAATGAAGTAAAATAGGAGTATATAAAATACGTCCTTTACCATTTCCTTACTGAATATCCAGTTTAATAAATCCTTTATGAGTTTCATATTATTGTAACTTTATTAACTAATTGTGATTAAATGTTAACCGTTTTATTTTGTGTTTGTTGATCTCCAATACTTTATGCTTTTTATGTTTAACAAATGTTTACTTTTATAAAAACTTTGTTAATATAATTATCGCAATTGTTCCCGATAGTACTATAAATAGCCACCATTGAACGTCATGTTTTCTCATTACTCCCCAATTTACTTTCGGCAATGTTTTGTATCTGCTTTGGGGCAAATGCCGCAACTAACAATAAGAATGCTATTGTGTAATCTATCTGGTTTTGATAAATCATAAACCCAATTGCGGCAAATGCAAATAGCAGTGTTAAAAATGACTGCAACCTGATACTTGACTTATTCCCTTTGTTATCTTCAAAATATCCACTCATAATATCAAATTTTAAATTGCGTATTTATTATATTTTTGAATTGCTTTTTCTACTGTCCCGGCACCCAAGTAAGTATTGTAATGTTTTTTCCAGTACTCCGCCCATCCTTCAACATTTTGAGGTATTGCTCCGGGCTTTCTGAGATAATGAATGCGGGTGAGACAAATAGCAAATTTCGTATTATAGATAAGTGATTCGGTAGTAAAGTTTTCAATATTACATGCTTTTGATAATCGGTCAACGTTTAATTGCATATCTCTTTTCAGATACCAATTCAAGTTATCCTCAAAAGTCAATGGCTCCATTTGAAATATTCCTAATGCCGGGCCTTTGACTTGTTTTATATAATGTCCTAAATTTGATTCAACAGCGCATGTTAACATTATCAATTCGGTAGCTTCTTTTGAGTAGCACCCAAACTCTTTTAATGTATCAGATATTAATTCTCTTAATTGATTTGCTTTCATTACTTATGTAGTTCTGTGATTCTCTTAAGTATTTCCTTCTGATCCTCTCTCCACTCTAATCTCATTGTCTCTACTTTTGCATCCTGCTTGGTATTTGTTTCTTTATTTTCAGCTTTCAATTCACGTAATGATTTATGTAATTCATCATCTTTACTATCAACATAGGTTATATCTGCTTTGTTTTTAAGCTGATTTTCTGAAGATATCTTCTTACTAGCGTTAATATCAAGTCCTAACAATATCCATCCAATGAATAATGTTAATGTTGCTGTTAGTAGGCTGCCGATTACTCTGGACAAAATCGGCTTCCCCTGTATAAAACTATCGCTGACCATACAAGCATAATTAATTGTGAAATAATAATTGTATAATCCCAAAAAACTAGACCCCATTTCATCCCGAAACTATAACAAATATCGTGAATGACTACTACTACATAATAGGAGATTGGAACGTATATAAATATTTTAATGTATTTAACGGTAATTAATCTTTGGATTATGTACAATAACCCTATTCTAAACAATCCTTCTTTTAAAAAATATAATGCTTTCATTGCCTTATACAATTCATCAGGTAATGTCTTTTTATAAAACAATACCCAAAAAACCGTTACCAGGGACATTGCCCCGATAACGTAAATAAGAATCATTAATGTTTTTCTATTCCTTAACATCTTTTTCTTTCTCCTCTTTTTTTTCATCGTCACCAATGACTGTTACTTTTGGCCCGTCTTTTGGTGGATCTTCTGGATGTGGCATAATCTAATAATTTAAAATTAATAATCACCTATCAACGTAAAGATAACTATTTTTTTGACACTTTCTTATCGTAAATAAAAGCCTTCCAAACACAAAAACCTATTAGCATAACAAATCCTGTTATTGTCTGAATCCAAAATAATGATTGTGCTTCCATAACTTTTTATCACAAGTTAAGATAATTTACATTAATATGCTATTGTGCTAATAACAATTCAATTGCTGTTATCCTATCACTCAATGCTTTGTTCTCTTCGACCTGCATCCAATAATCAACTTCTAATATATCAATTCTCTGCTCCAAGCTATATGTCCTTTCTTTTTCCTCCTGTAAATCCTTCCATAATAACGCAATAATAGTAGATGTAACAACGTGGTCCTTTAGTTCTCCTGTTTTTACGGGTTTCTTAATTACTGCTTCAGGAAATTGTGATTTTACTTCCTGCGCATTAAATCCATGATGTTTGCCTTCTCCATCTTGATTTTTATACTTGAACTTAATTGGCTTGATGCATTTAGTTTTGTCACCTACTTCTCCAAGTAGTTCAATCTCTTCTTTCATGGTTGTATCTGACAGCGCTACCAGCTCATTATAAAATACAGTATCGGCACTTACGCTTTCTTGTATAATTACATTCCCTATATTACCACTTGTTCCTTCAATCGTAAAGTATGGAAAGCTAGTGGTCTGAGTCAGACTGATAACAAAATCTTTGCTTGTTGCATCATTAAGATTTCCATTCTTAATAAACCAAGATTGTTCTGTTGTGGTTAATTCAATAGCCGCAAAGTTATCTGCTGCTGAATTATCTTCAATTTTCAATATTGGATCTTCATCTTTTATATGTAACAATTCATCAGGCGTAGTTTTAACCCCAAAATCTTCATACACTGAAATATTAGCATTGTCATTAAACGTCATTGCTAGATTAGTAGCCGCCGTTGCTCCTGTCTTTATATCAGTTACTCCTTCGCCAGTATTTACTATCTCCCAATAATTATCAATGTCATTATCTACTCTTATATTACCTGTTACGTGGACGTTCCCATTTACTTCTAACTTTTCATCAGCAGCAAGTTCGTCTATTCCCAAATTACCAGCAATAGAACTGGGGTCTGTTCCTGATACTTCTAAATCTCCACTAACATCCAAATCATTACCAATAGTAGTAGTACCACCACTAGAGGTTATGGTGCTGTTTACTTCTAGATCTGCTGACAATGTTAGTTTGTCTGTTGAGTAATCTATGCTAAACGGAATAGATTTAACTGCAACAGGAATATCTAGGCTCCGTATTAAAAATTGAGTTTCATCGCCTAATACATCCCATCCTGCTATGTTATTAGTAAATCTTATGGCTTGCGACCCAGAAACTATCGGCCTATCTAAAATAAGGGGAACGAAGTTTGAATTAGTCAACTCAAGCTCAGAGGTGGTTATTTTGCCGCTTGTTACATCCAAATCATTCCCGATATTAACAGTGCTAGACCCAGAGCCTATATTGATATCAGTTGCATTTGATGTGTATAGGCTTGCTGTTGTTGCGGTGGTTGTTATATCGCCTCCATTAACAGCAATATCCCCGATAGTCATATTTTGAGCAGAAGTATTTCCATTAGTTAAGACATTGTCTATAGTTGGATTCCTTGCAGCCGTGTTTGCTGCAACATCTGTATTGTTGCCTACTTCAACATCAAAATTGGTGATTTGTGTGGCATCATAATCACCACTTTGTGCCGTAACCACACCAGCGCGACCAAAAACACTAGTTACTAATTGATCTATCCAATTAATTTGAGATCCAGTACTTGACAATACCTGTCCAGACGTTCCTTTATCTCCGTCCTTATCTTCAATTGCACCGTCAATCCCGGCATCATCCAAAACCCTAAGCCCATACACTACCTTACTGTACACAGTCGTAGAATCGGGTTGAGCTGTGCTAAAAAATGGCATACTGGCCAGTAATAAAATAAATAATAATTTTTTCATATTTGTTTTTTTAAATGTTTTTGCAAAGATAATATTATGTTAGATATAAACTATTAAAATTGTTTATATGTTTCTTGAATATTGATATTTCCTCCGCTAATTGTGAAGTACAATGTTCCGCTTGAATTTATCTCGAATGGTCTTACATCTGATACACTTGACAATATAATATTATCAAACAATTCATTACCTGAAACAGTCGTGCCTATATCAACTATGACGGTCGCCCCGGATACCCATTCTAAAATAACATCATCTGAAAAAGCATCGGAAGGAATAGCGATTGATTGTGCACCCGTTACGTTTGTTAACGTTGATAATAAATCTTGCACAATGATAGTTCCGTTTTGTTTATAGTCGCCCTCAATATCTAAGTCGCCGTTTCCATCTAATTCAAAAGTTGTTGTTCCGGCATTATTTTTACCTTCAATAAGATTATCTGTATCTGTTCCTGATTGATTTTGAACCGTTAACAATCCAGATGTTTGATTATGGGTTAACCCGTCAGTAAATTCTAATCCTAATTCACCACTTCCAACTTGAGTTAATTTATTAGCTGCTCCTGCATATGTTCCGGGTGTATCTGTCATTCCCAGAAATGTTCCAGTACCGCCACCTGTACCACCACCGCCAAATATTTGAAATCTCCAATCTATATAATCAACTAAATTACCAAAAGCATCCTCTGCCAATCGTGTTTTTGCTTGTACCGCATTAGTATAATTATCAGCAGTTTGAAATATTACCGTTGCGATAGCTGCAAATTCTTTAATTGGCAAAGGACTTAAAAGTAATTCTCCCAGTTCCGATCTTGCTCCAACTCTTGCATTCGTAATGCTTGAGTAATTATTTTGACCAACAATTATGCCAGACTTAATTCCAAGCGTATTAGATACAAGCAAATGAGCCAATACATAAGTATTATTTGTTGCTTCCGTTAACGACCATGAACCGCCAGACTCTTCATTCCATGCCACACGGCCTGTTCCAGTTGTAAGTACTGGAAATCCCGGATTTGTATCGCTCCTCCACGCTGACACACCATCACGATAAAATATCGTATATCCCGTTGTAGATGCAATTGCTGGAATAGAGGTCAATATATCTTGATTTCTTATAAGACCAGAATCATGCCCAAATTGTGCATCTGCATCTACATTACCCGATCCCTCTGTTTGTATATCAACAATATCTAATCCTTCAAGTATTTGACATTTATGAAAATCCCAAAGAGCAGCCCACGTATTCCCATTTTGATCGAATGTATGCCGCATATCATTGATATATATTATCGTATCATTAACTGCATCCCAATACATTCTACCAATACCAGGGTAATTGGTATAAATATCTCTAACCTGAGCTTCTGTCAAATTAATTCCATCGGTTAACACTCCGTCTAAATAATAAAAATCATGTGTCCCTTCAATGCCATCCCAGATTAACGTATCTCCATCAGAATAGTTTTTAATCCATCTTGATAATTATAAAAACTATTACCAGAAGCTGGAATGACTTTCATTGTTCGATTAAATGAAGTTGGGAAAATAATTGTATTGGTTGGGTCAGACCATCCTCTTACTGCATTTATTTCTGTAGTTATTTCTGATGGTACTATATCAACTATAATAGAACCAGAATCATTGTCTATTGTTTTTACTGCTCCAATTATTACAGCAAATTCTCCATTGTCAGGTCTTGTATTTGTTAATGTCCCAGGTATATCTGGTGAAAGATACAACAATAAATCAGGATCATATGTATCTGTATTTAATTCTTTTACTTCGCCGGATTTCGTAACATATCCTATTTCACCTATGCCGATATCATGAGTCACTACACCAACGAGGGTGCTCTTACGCCTTTCTTTTGCATCTGCTAATCCTATTGTAACTTTTCCATCTTCTACACCAGTAGGATATACTACAGAGCCATTAGTAATTGGATTACTTGTATTATTTTTAACTTGAATCCAACTTTCAAATCCTATGCTCAAAGCAATATCTGATTCCTCATTATGGAAAATTAAACTTCCATCTATTGAATCATAATAAAGTTTACCCTCATCCCATGTTAGATTGGATATATCTGTACTAAACAATAGCGAATCTATTGGTACTCCTAATAAAAGAGCATTGTTTTCCAAATATTGCAAACTTACCACATCAGAGCCATTTATGGGATCAGTAGCGTTCATGTATTTATGAAGCCCCGGATTATCTAAATCTGGAACTATCATAGTATCTGGACTTGATAAACTGCCGGAATGCAGAAGGCTATCAACTCTCAGATATTCGATTTTATCAAATTTTTGAGAATATCCAAAAACAGTTATAAGCAACAATAATGCTATTAATTTTAATTTTTTCATGATATATCGTTTAATTGAAACAGTACTTTTACTCTTAAAACAAATCCCGGATCTCCCGAAAATGTGAAATATATTCTACCCGAAGCGTCAAAACTATTACGGGTATTACTCATAATAGGAATTGGAATTGTTGCGCTTTTATATATAATTGCCTCCCCTATTTCATCGCCTCCAATAGTATATCCCACTTTAACAATTGTCTGATCCGGTATTGATGAACCGGCGGCTAAAAATTGGATATTACTTGTTAGATACCCGGCAGGTTCTGCTATGTCAAAATTTGCCGAAATCGTATTGCTGTTAAATTCGTCATGCCATGCCATATCGTCTGTGCTTTCGATTCCTAAATTATCAACATTTATACCTATTGTGTTTTTTTCTGTTAATCCTATTGATACCTGAACAGATGTGCTACCCCCCACTATCTCCATTTCTGCACCATCTGGCTTGATATATTGAATATCGTTAATAGTAAATATATCAAGGCTGCTGGCAATGCCTAATTTTGTCGCTAAATAATCCGGGATGACATCAGTTTGGAAAGTTCTACCACTAAAATAAGAGGCGGCAATAGTTGTTAAACTTTGTGAGCCTTCCAATATTTCATTATCATCAGTATCATTAGGCAATCTATCAACTGCCTCGATAAAGAAATCCATGAACTTACCAACGCTTGTCAATGCTGCCCAATCTATAAACCTATCGTCTAGGTCTGAATTATTTCTATCTAAATTTGTGTATTTTACATATACTATCCGGCCTTTTTCTATGTCCTCGCTTATATCAGATGTAAAGATAGGCTCGCTTGTAAGTTCATCGGCTCCCTGTGTGGCTGTAAAATACACTGATTTATCCTGATAGGCTGCTGTTAATGTTACGACAAAATTAAACCAGTATCTTGTAGTATCTCCCACCACGCTCGATACAAAAGATGATACTATAGTTTGAATTAATGCCGGATCGAAAGCCTTTAATGTTACATCTGATGAATCTTCACTTGAGAACTGCAAATACACAACATGACTATTAGGGTATTTTTGACAATACTCTTTAGTCGTAAATGCACCCTGAAATCTGTCTTTATGCAGCCGGTTATGTTTATTGGGATAAACTCCCGATAAATCTTTAAATGTTACACTATTTAATTTTGAATTAGCTAACATGTTTTTGAATTATAGTTATTACTGCTTCATCTTTTTTATTCTGTTTTTTAATATCTAAAACCCATCCTATTGCATCATCTGATAGCTTTATGAGTCCAAGAGGATTAGTATTAAATGTTTCTATGTCCTCAAAATCAAATCTAACAGATACTGTGTGTTTTTCTGGAAGATAGATAGGGTCGTTTAAATCTGCCGCTATTATATCATCATTTTCAGTTATAGTATATCCTTCACCTGTTGTTTTTAATGTTTGCAATTTCCCTGAATTTTGAAATCTCAGCTTACTGGATTGAAATTTCTGAAATGCGCCTGAAAATCTATTACTTCCCCTTATTAAATTCCTAGATCCAGTGTTAAATAAATTTAAACTTCCCTCCTGGAACAAACTAGAGTTATCCTCGATTGTTATATTCTCATCTGTCTCAGCTTTCCAATCCTCGTTAGGCTCTGCACTTCTTTGTGATTTGATTACAAAAATACTATTATCTTCTTTTTCGTCTTTTGTTCCGTCGCTTTTTATTGATCGTTCTAATTGAAGTGTGATGCCTCTAGTATCGCCCCTTAATTTATCTACATTATTTAGTTTTGCATCTGTCTGTATTATGCTTGTTCGTAGATTTTTAGAATTGTATTCCCCTCTTCCGTTTATTGATTCATATGAAAACTCCTCATATCCAGACTCTAAACTTAGATATGCCAATTCAGGCATTAATTCTGATTCAATGTCGTATTTATTAATTCTGTCAGATAAGTCTAAAACAATATTGTTATCAAAGAAAAATGAGTATTCTTCAAATCTTATTCTTTCAAATCCTCCTATTGTTTCAAGTGTATATCCAGCATTCCACCGAACCCTTAAAGACCTTACATAATCTTCAAAACTTAAAGCTAAAGGGTTATTAGTATTTGCAAGCTCATCCCCGCGCAAATTTAGCCCCGACATAACAGATGCAAATTGTTTTTGATCTTCTGATAGGTATACATCTCCATTTTGATTGTATGGGGTATCAAGCCTCCCAAAGTATTCTGAGTAAAACGGAAATTGAACGTCTAATATGTGCTGTGCCAATCTTTCTCCAATTTCATATATAGGGAATGCCTCAATGGTCACAGGTGTAGACGTTACAATAGCCTCTTGATATGTAATATTGACTCTTGTTATTTCAATATCATGCACCCCCGGAGGCGTGTCCTCATGCGCGCTCCCATATAATACTATTGATTGCCCAGATAATATATTTGTTGTTCTTGCAAATGTAATATTGATAATCCCTGAGCTATCTCTGTCGTCAATTCTTTGTATCCTAATATCAGAATCAACACTGTCATTATCGTTCAGAATTGCATATCTGAATTCAAACCAGCCATCATTTAGTTGCTCAGGTATATTTATATCTATCTCAATGCTTACAGTCAATGTCCGATCTTCTGTAGAGCTTAAAAAGAAACCCATCTCTTTGTGCAATACTTGATTTGTATTGAAAACAGTTGAATGTGACTGTATACCAAAATCACTCAATATAACACTTTGATTTATTTCAAAAATCTCATCTGTGTCATTTACCACCCATGTATTAGTATCTGAATGTTCCGCAGAAGCAAATGCATTTATTTCACCAAAGCGAAAATCTTTTAACAGGTTAGGATAATCAACAATATTATATCCTCCTATTGAAAATAATTTAGTTATATCTATTGAATCTTTTTTCCTGTTATTTAGTTTAGTCTGAGTCGAACTATTAATCGCTTTAATCTGAACACCGAATGCAAAATTTAAAACTTTGACTATCTTAAAGAAACTAAAATTAACTTTAAATCGGCTTGGCATTTCTATATACGCCCGTGTAGATTCTTTATACCATGATATAACAAGTGTACATTCAGCATTAAAGCTAGATGATTCTTTCAATTCTTTTAATAGTTCTGCCCCATTACCTACGAATGTTAAACTATCAGATACAAATGAACTAAACACACCCCCTATTTCTAATGATCGTTTAATACTTATTGAACCTTCTGCCCATTCCAACGGTTCCGGCTCACAAATTATATTGCGAGATTGACTAAGCAGCTTAAATTGATACTTAGGCGGTGTGTTGCTCTGTATGTCTGAAGGCCATGTCATTGTAATCTATTTGCGTAATTTTGTGAATAATTGCTGTCTCTACTTATTAGAGAAGGGTTCTGTCTTTTGTTCCTATTTATCGCCCTTTCTATTCTTTTTAATCCTTTTGCATTTGATTTTTGAAGAGCTAATGTATCAAAGTTGATAATATTTACATTATTCCCTCCTGACGCTCTCATTATTGCCTCTGTTTCTTTGTTGTTGTGAACAGTTGCGCCTTTGAATTTATTTCCTGAGAACAACGTATCGGTTTCTGCCATATATGATTCCCCACCTTTTGTTATTACTAATTCCCTCGCTGCCATTCCTGTTGGTGAATCTCCTGCTATAAAGGTATCGGGTGTTCCTTTTTTACCTTTATGAAATTTAGGTACTTTTTGTGCTACAACCAATGCCGCCTGAACAGCCGCCGAGCCAATAACAAAGGGTATTTGAGCCAATGCAAGTGGAGCCAATGCCGCCGTAAGAGGATTAGCTAATAAAACCGCCGCAGTTGCTTTTATTTTAAATACGGCTTCTGCCGCCTTTATTGCAATTCCTAGCAACGAACTTGTCTTTTCTGCTTTTGCCTGCTTAACTCTTAAATCGTTTTCCTTTTTTGCAAATTCTGCCTCTATTTTTGCCCTTTTGTCGGCATCATCTCCGGCTATTGCTAGTTTTTTGTTTTTTTCTTCTTCTAATGCTATTAATTCATTCTCTCGACTAACCGCCCCAAATTCTGCGATTGCTTCAATTCCTCCTATTATCGCATCTCTCCGTGTATCTTGTAAATCCTGTTCTAATTCTTTTTTTGTCTCTGCCACTTCTTCTGCCAACTTAATACTTTCATCGGCAGCCTCTTTTTCTTCTTTCCCCTTCTCGTCCAGAAACTTTCTAGTTTGCTCTAAACTTTTTGCATCATCCTTAACTTGCTGTTCAAATTTTAAAGTATCAAGATCGGCGGCGGCGTTTAGTTCATCTTCTGCGAAATCTGCACTTTCCTTAAGAAATTCATCTGAGGCTTTTTTCTCCTCTTTTAATCTTTTATTTATTGATATTTTATCCCTTGCTTCTTTTTCTATTCTGACTTTATCGGCTGCGTCTATTTCTGCGTTGGCTGCCGCCTCTGCTGACAGTAGAAGTTGATCGTTTTGGTCTTTTCTTCTACTTACATATTCATCCCATAATGCAACGGACGATTTTAAATTAAACCCTAAATCCTGAAACTGTTTAAGTATTGTTTTTTCAAGGTCAATATCAAATTCCTCAAAATCAAATAAATCAAGCGTATCAAATACTTTTTTTGCCTCAGCTCCTAATTTTACAACATTAGCGGTAAATACCTGTGTTATGATATCCCCTCCACCTCTTATTTTATCTAAAAGACTTCCCGCTTTGTTTTCTACGGCAGTCATAGACGTGACAGTGTCCTTGAGTCCTTGTATTATCGCCCTGGCAAATCCTGTTTCTCCAATAGAAAGTACAAAACCATCCCATGCACTTGCTAACAATACCATGTCGCCCGCCAAATTATCTAATTGTATGTCTACAATTCCCTGTAATTCATCTTCTACTCCGATTAATCCGTCCCTTAGCTTCTCCGCACTTTCAGCACCTTCTAAGAATCTATTAAAGGCGGCTACACTTCTCTTGTCTGTTAATTCTAAAGTCTCATTAAGTGATATCCCGTCCTCTCTGAGTTTTATTAAGGCTGGAATTAATTCTTCAAAGCTACTTACACTACCGCCCAATGCCTTAGCTAATGTACCGCCTGAGTCGGCAAGATTTAATAGTATATTTCTGGTTGCTACGGATGCCTTATTTGCTTCAAATCCTGCATCTCTTAAATTGCCTAATAATGCGACTGTTTCTTCAATTGAGAATCCAAACGCTTTGGCTACTGGGGCAACATTTGATAATGCCGCTTCATAATCCTGAAAGGTTAATGCACTTTTCGTGGTAGCTACTGCGAGAACCGAGGCCACTCGTCCTGATTCTGTTGCGTCTAATCCAAATGCCCTCAGTGCAGATCCTGCAACCTTTGCGGCGGTTGCTAAATCGCTTTCTGTTGCTGCCGCTAAGTCCAATATTGCCTCTGTAGATGCAAGTATTTCTGATTGCTCAAATCCTAATTTAGCTAATTCTTTTTGCAGTCCTGAAACTTCTGAGGCCGTAAATTTGGTTACTCTTCCATATTCTAAAGATGCTTTTGTTAAATCTTTTATTCCTTCAACATTGGTTCTTAGTATTGCGGCGGTTTCTGATTGTGCTTTCTCAAATTTAACAATAGTACTAAATGAACTTTTTAATACTGCTGCGAGTGCTGCAACTCCACCCACCAATCCAAGAGCACCTAATAATGATTTTGCACTTTGTTTGATGGCTCCACCATAATCTCCTACTTTGCGCTGACTCCTGCCCGTCTGTGCATCGAGCTTTTTTAACGCAGCATCTTGGCGTTTGATGGTTGCTGTTAATTCTTTTCCTCTTTTACTTGTCTCTCTCTCTGTTTCGCTTAATGCTTTAAACTTGGCTATATTCTTACTTAGAGATAGACTAATGGCATTATATGAGCCTTTAAGTGCGCTATTTGCCAATACCTCCTGCCTTGTAGCTTTTGTAGATGCTTTCGCCGCCTCCGTTTTGGCAATAGTAGCCTTCTGTACTTGCTTGTATGCTGCTGTCACCTTTATTTCGGCGGCTTCCATTTGCTTATCTAGCTTGATAAGCTCCCGTGTTGTTGCGTCAAGTTTTTTAGCAGATTTATTATTTTCGGTTTGTGCTTTTTTAACGGTATCTATTGTTACACTAATTGACTTTAGGGACTCTACGAATTTCTGAGTCGTTACCAGCATCCCATCGAGAATTTTGTCGGTAGTCTGGAGGGTTGTGTTAAACTTCTCTAGCTTAGTTATCTCCTTATCGCTCAGTATTTCGTTAATCTCCGGCATCTTCTTTGGGTTTTTTAGTGTGTGCCTCGATTAAATTCTTTTCGAGGTTTAAAAAATATAATAATTTTACCCTCTCGCTGTATTGTTGCGGTGTCTGCAAATAAACACGATTAACTTTATCTAAGAATGTATATTCCTTTTGTGGCTCAGGCGTTTTGTTATTTGGGTTTTCCTCTGGGAATATCTCTATAAACTTGTCATACCTTCTCTCTATCTCTTTATCTAATCGCTTGACATCTCCAGCGGTTTTTATTTCATGTCCCGTAAGCTTTTTAACTGATTCCAGATATTTATCCAATCGGTTATTATGTTTTTTATATTTTCTATTGGCCCAATTTAATAACGATATTGAGCGAGGAATAAAACTCATATTAACAGCTATTCCAGCTCTTGCAATTTTTAATTCTAAGTTTTTGCCCCTTATTATCTCCTTCTCTTTTTCATGTCTCAGATTATCGCTGCTATCACCACCATTAATTTTATCAACTATTTCCCTCGTCAATTTTTCTCTTTCTTCCGCCCACCATTTAATAGGAAATGGATTGTACCATTTTTTCAAATGACTGGCACTGTCTTTTTTTTCTTCGAGCTTGAAGACATTTAATAGCCTAATATCATAAATGGTTTTTATCATCTGAAAACTGCTCTTTTATAACTTTGTCCTATTACTTTGTTTGTTAATCCTCTCGCCTCTAGTTGGTCTTTTTTGGGTATTCCAAAAATCGGTTTCCCATAATCATCCTGTAATATGTTTGTTTTCTCGTCATCGCTACCTATCAAATATTTAGGAAAATTAATATCTAAAAACATGCTCCTTTGAAACTCCCCACTTAAAAATAAGTCTGGTTTTGGTTTATTTTGTGCTTTTGCATATGCCGGTGTTAATAATATTGATTTTGTTGATTGATGCACCAGCGCATTATCTTTAGAATCTCGACTAAGCAACATTTGTTCCCGGTTAATATCAATAATCTGATTATCTACCGACATTATCGCCTTTTCAACATTTACAGCGATATTATTAACCCACTGTTGCGATCTTTTTGCTATGTTCTTTATCTGTCCCATTAAACTTTTTAATCAATTTTCCAATAAATGATTCAGGTTTGTTTTTAACCTGGTTAATTCTGTCTGCCTCTTTCATAAACTTACTCAACATCTTATTAATAGTCATCCCTTTTTCTACATAGCTTTTCCCGGTCTTATTAACAAGTTGTTCTATTTCATCAAGAGTAACAGAACTATTCATTGATGCTCTTAATATTTTTAATTCAAGTACTCCTTTGTCAAACGGCTGTTTAAATATTCGTTTAATTTTAACGGATATCTTCACTAATTGCCTTCTGACTTTTCGCGGCACAATATTAAGGGATGCCATTGTATCTGACTTTTCACGTTCTTTTAAACGTGATTCTATTCCTAATACTATTTCTGTGTTTGCCATATGATAAAAATAAAGGGGGTTATTCGCCCCCTCTGTTTTATTTTGTAGAAGGTAGCTCGCCACCTATTTTTACAAAAACATCTTCGGGCTTTCTTTTATCCCCTAATTTAACTAAATGCTTTTTAAATTTATCAAAAGGCATTTTAGCGCAACATTGACCAATACTGATCTTGTTTTTGTCTTTAATTCTCTTTATTTTCTCCATTATGGCTGTGCTTTAATTAAATTAGAAGCATAAATATAATAAGTCACATCGTCATCAGTTGCCTGAATATCCGCATATTCAAGTAATACAAAAGGTACCGGAGTAGTGCCGATATCTTTTTCAACGGTTAAATCATATTCTCCAAATCCTATCTCTGTAGCTGCGGTTACGCCTGGGTCGCTGGCATTAGTTTTGATGATAGTAAAATCTGTTGCGGTGAGTCCCAATAGAGGCGTTCCGCTTCCTCTTTTCAATACCTTAACGCGAATTATTCCTGTTCCTATAATATATGGAACTGTAATTGTTTGAGATAATCCCACAGGAACAAGCATTCGTATATCATCAACGCTTTGCTCTGAGTCCGCAGATACAAGGTTTTCAAATTCCCTAATTGAAGAGAAGAACACAAATATTTTATAAGACTGCTGTTTGGTATCTGCCATCGGCAAATTGCGTCTTATATAAATCTTACCTCTCAATCCCTTGATGGTTCCATCTGATTTCATCGTTCCGATACGGGTACCGTCTTTTAACTGTAAGGGAAAATCAAATGATTGAGCATCAATTTGAAGTAGTGCTTGTTGTTCTGCAAGCGAAACTTGCAAATATCCTACTAATTGAGGAAGTGGATTATCGGTTATTTCACTGATACCTAAATTGCTTTCCTCAACAACTGGATCGGCGGTATTGTTTTCATAGCCTCTTCGAATATCAAGAACATTTCCTGACATTCCAGTTGCTATGGCTGCGAGTATTTCATGTAATTTTGTCTCTGAAATAAATTCAGCATCCGTAAATACTGTACCGATATCGGTAGCAATAAGAGCGGCGACCTTATCCCATAATTTCTCGCATGAGTCGAGTCCTGTCCAGACTACTGGTTTGCATCCCATAATATTAACATTTTACTATATTTATCAATAAATCATTTACTTTAAATTTAAGAGCGTCCAAAGGATCATTTAATACCTGTTTTTGTGAGCCTTGAACCGATTGCGTTCCCCAATAAGGAAATAATTCAGATCGTGGATTAACCTCTTGTATGCCGAGGCTGCTGACAAATTTAGAGTTTATAATCTCTTTTTTTAAGAGACTATAAATAGGATAAATAATACCTTTAAACTTCTGATCAAATCGATCCTGTGTTGACATTGTTTTAGTAGTCTTTCCAACTATCCAAATATTAGCCGATACAGAATATTGCTGATCGTTTACGGTTGTTTCTGAGTATTCAGGGTCAATTCCAAGTATTACCAATGGGTATTTTTCAAATTTTCCTGCTGGTGATTTATCCCGGCTCATTAGTTCGTCGGCTATTGCCTGGTAGTGACCGTAACGATAATAAGGTTCCTTATTATTCGCTGTGTCATATAAGGCTCTGACCTTAGCAACTATACCACCAAAAACTTCGGCAAAAATCTCTGAATCAATCATATTCCCATAAAATTTACTTGTTCTTTAATCTGAAACACCCATTCTGGATATGTGTCTTTATGTTCATACATGAAATTATAACAGCTTGGAATATTGCCCGGCTGTGAAACTTGTCCATATAATTTAATCATATCAAAATAGGCTTTATATGCTTTTGCCCCGAAACCAACATTTTTAGCGTTTTCCATATTGGAGGCTGCGCCCCCTACATTTGTAACTGTTGATTCATTTTCACGACAAAACCAATAAAACACCCAGTAAGCGTTCAGTGATTTTTTTTCAGCATTAATAAGACCATTCCATTTTACCGCGATATCATTCCCTGATGGATTTATAAACCCACAATTTGAGCCATCTACTGTGTATTCTTTTCCCACTACTATATCCTGGATTCTTTGCGTAGAACTTCCGGGATTTTCAGTATCAAATGCCAATACTTCAGTGCCTAGCTCATAACCAAACAAATCAAATACAACATCAGGCTCGTATCTATCAATATAAGACTGTATTGTATCATCATCATTTGCAGGGATGTTAATCTCCTTAATAAGATATGAATCGTCTATCAAACTCATTATTCAAGTTCTTTTAACTTCTTGTTATATGCCTTAACAACTGTTTTTCTTTCATCGTCTTTAAATTTCTCTAAAGATTCAATTGTTGTACATAGTTGTATTTCCTCGATAACCTTTCCGGCTGTCGGAATAACAGGGACGGGATTAACCGCCTCCTGTTTATCTTCAATAAAAGCATCTAATTCCTCGTTGGTAATTTCCAGCTTTTTGCAAATTAACTCAACAGCTTTTCGATGCCTTCTTTCTTTTTTAATATTTATCATTCGTTCCAAACTTTAAACTTTTGAAAATCGATAGTAGTAGTCCCCGTTCCGGTTCCTGTAAGCTCAGTTTTATAAAACCGATACCTGTTTAGAATAATATTACTAATCGTTTCTGTCGCTGTCCCATCGGTAGAATTAACTGTAGAACCGATTTGCGTCCACGAATCATCAGAAAATTTTTTCCCGAAAAGTTTAATAGCAATGTTAGTATGATTTCCTGCAAGAGAATCAAGGCTGACCTGATAATCCTGTGTTGCCGGAATTCCCCTCGCAGCATCCCATTGGAACCACATTACCGTTGTATTGGTTAATATATAATTAGTATTAATTGTTTTAAAGTTTTTACTCGCTTTAATTCCAAACGTTGCTTGTTGTCCACTGGCTGCAAATGCTACAAATGCTATAACCAGAATTAATAGAAACTTTTTCATATTAGTTTCCTATTGGTGACATTATTACCCAAAGAGCACCATCATAAACAACAGTCACAACTTGCGCTGAACGTATATCATTTGCCGAAATAGCTCCTTTTGCTCCATTGTATTTATTAATGGCTAAAGCACCGGCACCATCTACATCTAATGTAGCTGCACCTGTATTTGCCGATTCTGCAATAAATGTAACCATCGTACCTTCAGATACTGTCACGTCAGTAGTAAAGTCAATCGTTATAGCATCGGCAGTTCCAGCTACGGCAGTGGCATCAGCAAAGTTATATGTTGATGATTGCGCTAATCCTGTTACATTAAGTGTACCAGCAACAACAGTATTACCAGTAGCGCCAGCAACCGTAAACTTATCAGTGTTTATGGTTATATCTGAAGTAGCACTACCGATCAAATCATCACCAGCACCGAGCGTTACGCCTCCGTTTGCTGTAATTAGTCCCGAGGCTGTAATAGCGGCAGCAGTTGTCGTCCCGGTCACTCCGAGAGTTCCACCAACTGTAACATTTCCACTATAAGCAGCACTGCCGGCAGCAAATTCACCCCCGGTATTCCACGTTTTAATTTCAATTCCGGATACTAATGTCTGTTGGGTAGTCCCTGAAGCTGTAAATAAGATTTTTATAAATCTATACTCCTTTACAGTATCAACTGGATAATTAAAATCCGTAGCTGTCCATGTTGCTGCAGCACCAATATCAGCATAAGTATCATCGGCAAACTTTTTACCTGAAACCTGAACTACTACACTAGGTGTACCACTAACATCCGTTAGGTCAATCCAAATATCGTAAACCTGAGAATTAGGCTGTTTATTGGTTATCTCTATCCAATAAGTCTCACTCTCATTTATCGTATCCGAGGCGTCAAGCGTAACATCTACATAATTTTTGTCCGGCTTGATTATCTCCGATCTATTCTGCGCAAGCCCTGTTACTCCGAACAGGAACATTGCAAATAAAATATAAATATATCTCATCATCTTATTGTCCAGAATCATTAATTGCTTCAACATCGGTAGCGATATCATCGGAATAAATAATTGCTGCCTTATCCCTAACACCAAATGCCAAACGAATTTTAATAACAACAGTTTTTTGACCTTCTGTTAAATCAGTTCCGTTAAACCCAATCTCCATAGTCATATCCTTACGGCTACCTATGATTAATTGCTTTTGTTCTGATACTGAAAGGGTATTCACTGCCTGAGCAGTTGAGGGGATTATGCGCATTCCAAAAACAAATGCAGGATTTCCCAATGTATCCCACTTAACGCGGCGATCCAATACCGAATTATCGTTAGCATCTTTCAAAGAAGCCATATTATCAATATCGGTTGGATGCATAGATACAACATTGGGACGGTATTTGTTCGCCTCACATTGTAATTTAGCCTTTGAAATAAGATCGATAATATTTGCGCCTTCAACAGTATCGGTAAACGTAGCTGTTGCAAAATCGGTGTGATTATTGGCAGTATAAAGACCTGCAATATCAGTAGTTCCGTTTCCGGTAGTGCCTAATATTTTAGTATCTATCTGATCCAATATCTTATCCGGTGCGGTGATTGCGATTTCATCCATTACCTCGTCGAGGTCGTCCAATGTTTCATCAGAAAGGGTGAAATAAGTTGCAAGATAAAACGCTTTGTATTCGATTGTCTTAAGTAAGAAACTTGACTTACTTGAGGCTGCACCTTCTGTTTTTGTTCCTGCACCATCTTCGTAACTGTAAACAACCAATACAGACATGTTGGCTTTCTTAATGCCTTTCTTAGGCATCCAGTCCATTACATGTGGATAAATTGTCAAAGGAATACCAACGCGGTTAGGATCAAGTTCAGTAAGGCGAACTAAATTCACCTCACTCTGTACAATATTCGACTGAAGCATATCAACAGCCGCCTTGATTGTAAATGTTGGCGATTTTTGATTTCCTTTGTTAAACCACTCGATCAGCGATAACCTTTTACCGCAATCATCATCTTTCTCAGTTAAGAAAGTTTCTGATTTTTCCATGATGGAAGCACGAACCGCATCCTTGAAAGATAATGGCTTTTCATCTTGTTTTTTGCCATTCTCCTTCATCGCAGCAAGTTCAGTTCCCTGTGTATCCAGTGCTTTATTTGCCTCTGTAAGATCTGTTTTTAAAGTATCAACAACGTCTTTCAGCGCTTTCATTTCGTCATTGGAAAGATTGTCGGCTATCGTTTTATTGATATCTGCTATCTCCTTATCCAAATCAGCTTTTGTAATAACCCCTTTCGTAGAGTTGTCAACTAATGCCTTAATTCTGGGTTCGAGTCCTTCTATTAACTCTTTTCTTTCTTTCTCGTCCATAATTTACGAATTTAAAAAATTTGTTTCGTTTAATAATTCATTCCATGTTTTTTGAGTGCCTTCGGGCGGCTCATTATCTTTCCCAGTGCCTTCGGGCGGCTGGTGTTTCATTTGCTGTGTAACAATGGCTTTACATCCAGGGCATTCTACATATCCCATCCCCGATTCCTTGACAGATAAATAGTCAAATTCATTACTGCATTGCTGACATATTACATCATTTGATTTTGATTCATTGTCAAGTTGCCCGGTTGCGTGATTACTTCCAAATAAGACTAAACTGCTTTCGAACACGTTTTTGGCCTGTTTTATTCCCCAGAAATATAATATATCATTTTCAAAATCATCTTTGTTGGCTATGAGCTTTATAAGTTCGTCATAATTATCTTTATATTTAACATCTTCTTTTTCTTCACTATCCAATGCAAAAACGATATCAACATATTGCATCCTAACACTCGCCTCTATAGCGTCTCCACTGTCTAGCCATGCTTTTGCCTCTACATTTATAATTTTATCTTTTCTAACCTTATATATCAAAACTTCAGTATCGCCATCGTAAGGCTTTCCTATCAAACTAAATGGCACAATGGCAGTAAACATTTGTACGTGTTCTTTTCTTGCAATTGTTGCAAGCAATTCTAGTCGGTGATCTGCTACTAGGTAATTTTTACCCTGCCTGTCTGTTATGGTTTTATTCCACAATCCATCAATGTGCAAATCAGAATGCGCATCTAGTATTCTAGTTGAATTTACGGCTATATAATAGTAATTATCATCAAAAGTTATCCCTTTTGTTTGAGTGCTTAACTTTGAATAGTCAAGGGATTTTGCTGTTATGCCTAATCCTTTCTTGCAGGATTTTAATATACTAGCTTTCTTTTCGGCTATTATGATATCCTTATTATCTCGCAGGGCTTTGAACATCTCTGGCTTAGAGGTGAACGTCCGATTTAATTCTTTGCAAAAATATTTCATAGCCTTTATTTTAAAACAATATCCCTATTGTTGACTTTCTTTAATTTATCTCTTCTCAACTTTTCAATCTCTTTTTTTGTCAACTTCTTTTTATTCTTCGCCTCCATTTTGATTGATTTTATTTGTTTTTTCCCACTGAAATTTATAAACATCGCCATTATCGACTGATGGCTGCTCTATCAATGATAAATATGTATTTAACCATATTACATTATTGTTATATGCAGCCTCGGCAGTTCTCCCATTCAGTCCTAATGCAATAGCTTTGTCTTTGAATGCATCAGCAAGAGCCGGGATATGATCCCATTTGGTCTTAACCTGAAACCCGTATTTGAAAGTATCCAATCTAAATGACCAATAATCATCCTCGTCACTTGTCATTGGGATTGTGGTATCTTGATATAGCCGCCTTACTGATTGGATTTGGTTTTCATAGGTTGCGCCCTCTATATGAGTTTTAATTAGTTCTGGAGGCACCCCCATTTCATTACCTACCAATATTGAGTTATTGCTGAACTCTTTGTATATGCCTATTTTGCCACTATCCAGTGCGGTGTTATGCACTTCTAATGGAAGCTCCGATAGAAGAAATGGTTTTTGTCCTCTGGCTAATCCATAATTTTTCTTATATGCCGCATCCATCTCGCCCTTTTCGGTCGGGGTTAATCGCACTTGGCCTGTTCCATCTTTTTTGCCAGATGAAATAATTATCTGAGTCCCCCTAGTTGCCAATATGGTATTCATCGCCTCGAAGCATAATTGAATATTGCTTATAGGCTTCTTGAGTACCTCCAACTTAGATATCCCCATTATTGTCGGCGAATCACTTGAAAAGTTTACTTCGTTAAAATGGAGTATGATATTTGGATCGAAATGGGCAACCGGGTTACGATCGGTTAATGCGTAGTCGCTTATAATTCCTTCGACGGTTGTTTGGCTATATAATTTACCTGTTTGCTTTACGCTTATGAATTGTGACGGGAGATTGTATAATGCCTGGATATTAAGTAAGTCTATTTTTTTATCCTTCCCAATTGGCAGAACTGCCTTTACGTAGCTATTCCCAAATACTTTTAAATAAAATGTCTTTTGAAAATAAAATTCTTTTGCTGATTGAAGGGGATTTGGTCTTAATGCCAGTAGCTCGTATGCTTTTTGTATTCCGGGTTTATTCTCAGTCCACGGTATTTCTTCACCTGTATTAACGTCGATTGCCACCTTTCGTCCATTACTTGATGAACTTGCTAATAAGTTAATGGCGGCTTTAACGACTGGATTTTCACGCGCAGCCTTTTCAAAGTGCTCAGGCTTACTTAATGCTATCCATGCGGGTTTATCTGCGTAGAATTGAGGATTACCGAACGCATCCGTAGTATTATAGTTGAAAGAACTAGCACTTTGAGCGGCTTTTAACCGTACAAGCCCAACATATGATAATGTATTATCTAGCCATGTCGACATATATTTGCAAATATATTTATTACAAATATATAATAAATTTAATTATATGACAAATATCATTGTTTTTATGAATTATTTTTTGATAGAATATTGGAGTGCATAAAAACCCGACTATTTTAGAGCCGGGCCTGTTGGAATGATTTGTTTAAATTACTTTATTGGGGCAGATCCACAAGCACCTTTTTTCTTTCCCTTAACGTCCTCTGGCGTTAGATTAGGTTTAATTATCTCAATTCGACCCTCATCGAACCATCGTCCTTCTTTGAAATCGTAATCTTTATTGTTCTCGCAGCTGGGCTGCAATAAGTATTGATCACATCCTGTTAGGTATTCAGAATAGCCAGTTATTACGCCTCTAAACCCAGTGATTTTGTCTTTTGCTTCATTCCCTAATGTAAATTGCATAATTAATAATTTTATATTAGTGCATAATTGCCATTTTTACCAAACTCGGTCTTTTGCTGCTAAAACATATCTCATGACAACCAGATCGTCAGGTTCATGACCATCCGGTTCAGGGATTATTTTCCCATTTGGATCAACTTTCCAAAACCACATCTCACAACCATTTCTAAATGTTGTACTGCGAGGTGTGCAAAATAGATTATATCCTTTTACTAATTTAATACCTTCTTTTTGTCCTCCTGGTTTCTTTGTTATTCCGTAGATATTATACCCGTACTTTCTCAGGTCTAATATTTCTTTTCGCCCGGCACTGTCCGCAATGATTAAATGACCTTTTGGGAATTCTACTTCTTCCATTTTGTCAACAATACTCATTCGCTCGGTTCCTTCTAGTTTTTCAGGCAACAGATTATTTTCCGAAAATACAGTATCAATATATAGATTTGCACCATCCATCCACATATTAACTAAATTGGTCGGATCTGGACTTAATCCATAATCCTGGCCTGAAGGGATGCGGCTAGCCGTTTCTGGCAAGTCCTCCATATTAAACATATCATAACTATAAATAGCCCGCTCTGAATATGTTCCAGTCTGTCCAAGTCCATAAACATTATACCATTGAGTGTCATGTTTACGGCTCTCAATCATATTTATTTCAGATTGAGGACACGCTTCATTGTCTCGGTATGTAGTAATAATTAGTTCTGATTCCTGGATGCCATTTTCATCTCTGAGTTTGGGAATTTCAGTGTGTGCCCAAAATTCATAATCGGGGTTGAAATCTATATAAACATCTTCGTGTGTTCGCCCTATGTATGTACTTGCAACCGTCCAACCTACTTTGTTAGCCTCGTTAATATATAAAATATCCCTTCTTTTACTTTTCCCGGAATTACTACCTTTTTTTGGATTGTCTTTTATATATCTGAATTGTATGGTAGATTGTCCCCATTTGAAATACTTGTCTTTTTGGTTATAGTAGTCTGCCATAAAATCCATTCCGTTCATGGCAAACATATCCGTATAATCTTTTATTACTCCATCCAATAAGTTGTCGTAAGTATCGGACATTATTGTAATTAACCGGCGTTTTTCTAAGGCTTTTTCGAGTAAGATTAATGCTACTGCCCAGTTTTTCCCTGACCCGGATCCCCCCTGAAGTACTTTAATCCGCTTCTTTACATTTTGAATTTTCCAGTATGTAGAAGTCTTTAGTATCATATATTAATCCATCCAGTCCATTATCGTTTTATTATCCATAGAACTATCATATACACAATATTTAGTTGCGGATGGATGCATGTTTGCAATGTTTCTTTTATCGGCATCGCTTAACACAATCATTATGGGATGATCTTCACTGTCGTAATATGTGTCTCCTATTTTTACTTTCATGGCCTTATGATTTATGTGCGGTTTGTTTTCTGGGTTTGGAATGAAGCTAATCGCAACTAGCCTATGAACTTGAAATCTCCTTGTCCATTTTATTAAATTCTGCTTTAGTTATTTGCTCTCTGGTTATATCTAAAACATCCCCCACATTGCCTTGTATTTCTTCGCCTTTGTGATTGTAATATTTATCATTCTCTGAGAAAATGCATATTCCAAGCATTGCACTCTTTAAATCGGTATAGACATGAGGTAAATTCTGCCATTCGGATACTTCTGCTTTCCACCACAAATGCCCTTTAGTGTATGTGCCTAACCTTTGTATAGTTATATGCCCACACGATTCTTTTATCCGGTAATCTGATTTTTGTTTAGTCATGGCTCTATAGTTAGTTTTATTGTTGTTTTGTTTTTTGACATTACAAAATACATTTAGTTTTTAATGCTAATTGCGGTAAAGATGCATAACCTACCTGTATTGTATCGAAAAGATATTGTTTTATTGATAGCTCTATATTTGTATAATGCTTTCGTTTTGGTACTCCCAAAATATACAATCCGTTGTAATCATACGTACTATCGCAATAATGAATTGGCAATGGATTTCTATTCCGCGATATATTAAAGTCAGAAAGATTCATATCCCGATGTGGCACTCTTCCGCATAATTGGTCAGGCATAAACGACTTTCCCATCTTGGAAACCCAAATATGTATTTCGCCGGGCTTTCTTTTCACCCTCTCTATGGTCAATAAAACGGGGGTATCTATTTTTAATTCATAATCCGATTTCATAATCTCAATTGTTATAGTTAAATTTATATTCAAAGATGTTTCCTTTGTTATTTAATTAAGTGGTATTAATTCAGATTGAGTATCATAAACAAATCTATATTTATGAACAATTGAATGAGTTAAATACGGATTTGTAAATACATTGCCTTTGATTATGCAACATTTTATATCTTCCATTTTAGCTGATCCGAAGTCGTGTGAATCGCCGTAAAAAGTAAAAATATTGGCTTTAAGATTATACCATCCTCCTCCTTTTACCCTGTCTTTGTCAATTACTAAATCTTTATGGTAAGTGCATTTTGATAGTATTAAACAGTCGCCAAGTTCGCTATCGGTTTCTATTATAAATTTTGGAAATTTGTCCATAACTTTACTTTCTTTTATTAATGATAGTTTTCATTACTGATTCATCAATATGACTTGCTTCATCAATACATATTTTAGAAGCATGATGTCCGTTATCCCTGGCGATATCACTACAATCCACCTCCCCCTTGATCCGCTTAATAAATTTACATCCCATATATTCAAACGGGAATTTTCGCCTTTTGAGTGCGTTAAATGGGAAATGATGTGCTTTGCAGATATCTGTTAAGGCTCCCCAAATTTCATAGAGATTTTTTTCGGGGTTGTGGAGTATTATTCTTTTTTGTTTTTGCGGCATGATTATTTATTTTTAATTACTCCCGTACACTTAACCCACTTCCAGAATCTATTTACTTTTCTAAAATGCTTGCATTTAATGCAGCCATCAGCCCCTATTTGTTGTCCCGTATTCAAAACCATGCATTGAGTTAAGCATCGGTATCCTACATCTAGATTACGCGTTTTGTATTTATATTTATTTAACTTCATTGTATTGTAATTTTAACTATTAGCAGTCTCCCAATTTTCACCATCATTACCAGTTACCTGTTCTTTTGTACATCTACTACACTTTATCTTGCGATGTGATGGATAAATGGGGTTTTGATTTGTTATTATATAATCATGTATATTAAATATCACACACAATAATACGTGAAGCAAATTTGTTCTTTTTTTTGTGTTGCTTTTTGTATTCATATTTTAAAATTAATGCCACTTTATTTTCTTTTACCACCAAAACCGGAAACCTCGAAAGGAACCCGGTTGGATTATCCGCAGAACTTAGATTAAAATTCTATCTCTATATCGTTATCACTTGTATGATTAATCCAATGTACTGAATTGCATCCCTCTCCGTTTTTATCCCATACATTAAATGAGCTATATTCTTCATGTCCTGGTTTGTGCATTCCTATTTCATACATTAATGACTGCAACTCTTTGCCGAGCTCTGCTATTCGTTGTTTTTTTTCTTTAATGGTTTTCATATTGAATTTTTAATATGACACTAATATAATGTGTTTATATTTAATATCCTACTTAAATAATGAAAATAATGCAATAATATTTATTATTTGGGTGGGTTTTTGGTAGGCGGCCAATGGTTCTATTCCACATTGGAGTGGCTTTTCTTTGTTTCACCCGTGGTAGGTGGTCATTATTCCATTAGATTTATTCTTTTTCATCGCCATTCAACGGCTTTCCGTTGTCATCAAATTGTTTTGAGCCGTTTTGGAATACTATCTGAGGGGTTTTATTATCAACTTCTTGCTTGTCTATTAATCCTAAATCGCGGGCTATAATGTTGTCTTTTAATAATCCAGCAGCGGCTCCCTCAAACTTCTGAGTCCTTATTACATCACGTATGCGTGTAGCGATTGCAAAATAGTCTTTATACGATTCATTCTTATCTGAGCAATAATTATCATACGTTTGTCTTTCTACATTCAAAAATATATACAACCCTGTCATGGTCATTGCGCGCATTTTTGGAACTGAGAATTTTTTTCCGCCTTGCACTATTAGCTCTAATAGTGGATTATCGAGACACCATTTGAAATACTGGCACGCTGCATCCCATAAGATTTCCGGAGTTTCAAATATTTTCCCTCTTCCATGTGTCGATCTAGCTTCCCAGAAATTATTATACAGTGGAGCTGCCATGATTTTTAATTAATTCAGTCATCCAATTTTTATGAAACGTGTATGTTTGCTTATTGTTTTCATATAAATACTGTTCAATCCTTGCGTTATCACTCATGTTTCCCGATCCTTCAAATACATAATACCCCCTGTTTGTTTTTACTGCCAATACTTTAGCGTGGTTATGAGCGTATATATGAGAGGTATTTTTATTACTATCTGCAAAATCTTTTAACATTATAGCCCATTCTTCAGGTTTTTTAGTTTGATTAAAAAATGATGAAATTACAAAATGAGCTTTTTTGATCCTTCCTGTGATTATGAGATCAATTAGGCTAGTTACAGTTGGCTTATTAATTCTATAAACAGCCAAATATAAGTCCTCAATTATTTCTGTTTCTAATAAATGCAGGATTAATGCGTATGCATTGAATTGCTTTTCTGTAATTATCCGATATTGCTCGTTGGGCAACGGCTTAATACATAAGTCCGATAACTTTTTGGCTTTTAATAGATGGACTTCATTGTTTTTTATTATGCGCTTTTCTGCTTTCGATTTGACCAAAGTTTCATCCATCCATATCTCTTCTTTATCGTCCAAATCGCTAATACTTATATTTTGATCCCATCCATCCATATTTCAAAGATACGCAAAAAAGCCGGATAACGCAATTAAGGTTATCCGGCATAATATCACAGAATCACGACAAACTGCAATACTAAAAAGTTAATTCCCCTAACATATGAGATTTTACCATCTCCCCATAAACCACCATATTAATAATATAATCCTGCATGTGGCTCGAAGTTGTTCTTTTGCTTCCGTATTTTTTGAAATCTTCCCACTTGCAAAAACCGACTGTATTTTTGTCTGATTCTTTGCTATCTAGTAACCATACACAGCTTGCTGTTTTTGGCATCCAATGGTCAGCCATCCTGTAAACTCCCTCGGATGTGTACATATACTGGCTGCCTGATTCTGATTTGTGGTCAACTTTGAAATTAATACCAGAAACATCCACCCAACTAGCAACTGTACAATCAAAAAAATTAGACTCGTTGACTTTGCTTTTAGATATCAACTCGCTAATACTTGCATTGACTGTCTGCTGTTCTTGTCCGATGATGTTTTTTGTAGTTGAAATTTTCATTGTCGTGATTTTTAATTTATCTCCTTTATTGTAATATAAAGATACAACTATTTTTTGGACATTGCACTATGATTCACGGAATAAAGGCTGTTTTTTACGATATTATTCCGTGCTCCCTTCAATATCCTTTGAACTATATTTTATTCCGTTAATTGTTATCGGCATTTTAGATTCTATTTTTTCTAATCTTAATATCGTTTCGCCATATTTCCTATTTATTAAACACTCTAATAGCGTATCTCCAGGAACTTTGTAATATTCTCCATTGATACAAATAGCATCACTCAATAAGGCGTTTAGCATTGTTTTTTTATCTAATCTGACAGAACATTCAAGTACGATTTTTGTTTCTTGTAATTCTATATTATCTGTTAAATCCATTATCTACTTTATTAACTTCGTAAACATAGCCTTTGGCAACCCTATCTCTTGACCATCTACGGATATTTTTATAAATATTGTGTCTTTATCTTCTCTCGTGCTTAATATCTCATGCGATTGTTCGCCGAGCTGAGCTATGATAGTGGCCAAGTCTCCTTCCTCTATTTCTTCGCCTGTATTAAATTTGGCCTTGTCTATCCTTAATCCGGTAATTCTCGGAAATGAGGCTTGGCATTCTGTTGGTTTATGTTTTATATTACAACACATATCTACTTTATTGATTCGTAAGCCTTAACTAATATATCGAAATCGGTTTTTATTCTTTTGCCATATAAATAAAAGCATTAAATTCTCAACTTTGTTAATTTTATCAGCATTATCTAGGCAATGGAATGGTATCCCGTTTTTTAATGCCAATTCCTCCAATACTTATCTGAATGATTTTCCTTTGGGTTCGGCTAATTCTTTTTTTAACCATTCCGGTAAACTATCAGCGGCTTTAGCTAATTCAATGTTTGCATTTCTGGCTTTTGTTGTGTAGTATTCAAATTTTTGTAATGCCTTGCAAACTTTACCTAAATCTGCTATTACTTTGGAGTCTATTATTTCTTTGACTGGTTCCATATCAATTCATTTTAAACAATTCCATTTTAATGCAAGAAAAATAAAACACATCAGGACACAAATTCTTTATCAAATGTCTTTTGATATCCCATTCGTTAAACTCCTTCATCTCTACATCTAACCATGAAGGGGATATGTCTAATATTGATTCTACTCTTTGCATAATTTAAAATTAAATGCAGGGAGGTACTTTCTTCGCTCCCTGCGTAGCTTTTAGGCTACCATTTTTAAGTTGTTGTTTACTTTTACCTTAGCTCTCTATTATCCCAATTATCATCTGTCGATCCCAATTCAGCCCCATTTATTTGACTTGCAGGGACGGCGATCGTTAATCACTCCGCCCCCACTAATGTTTTCAATATCCTTCCACATGATATATCCCTGACGTATTGGTATGGCACGTTAAGATCTATTGACACCTGTTTTAATGTCCTCGATTCTCTATTAAATACAGCGGCTTTAACCTCAATTGCTTTGGTCTTGGGAATTTTGGTATTTAATGGGTAATGATTTATTTCAAACCCCCTACCTTTAGGTATAATTAATCTGCCCTTATTAAAAGCATCCTTCATATTATCAGAATGACTTCCTATAAATAAATGATCTGGATTTACACATTTAGGATTATCACATTTGTGACAAACATATAATCCCTCTGGCATGTCTCCATTGTAAATCATCCAAGATAGTCGGTGAGCACCAAGTGATTTACCTTCAACTTTAATTATACCATATCCCGTCCTGAGACCTGCTTGCCATTCCCAGCATCCTGTTTTTTGTTTTTTAATCTTAGAAAGGAATCTACCCTTAACTTTCTCGTCTATCATATAATTCATTTTGTGTAAATATATGAACCTTTTTTACAAAAGCAAGTATTTTCGGGAGCTAGCGGGAGTCGAACCCGCGTCCAAACAATATCGCAAATAATTTCAACGAACTAAAATAGAGCCTAATAAGGGATTCGAACCCCTGCCCCGATCATTACAAGTGAGCTGCTCTAACCAACTGAGCTAATCAGGCTGTTTTGATTTATAAAGATAATCAATTAATACTAAATTATGAAATTGACAAAATCTGACCATCTGCCAGGATGGGATAAAATGCTGCTTTCTTTACGTGGCACAGCAACCTTTATTTTATCTCTCCACCAAGCACGCCACTGGCAATGGCTAAAATAGATATTTGTAAAAATGCAAATCAAATGATAATCATACGTACTCAAATCATTATTTTTACACCTTCCAAAAATAGGAGTAGCCTGTTTTATCGGTTCGCTCCGCTATTTTTGTTCAGTTTCGACCAGATTATATTTAAAGAATAGAGAGGGTAGGATTTGATACCTACAACAAGTTCCTGCGATCGTAGCCAACTTAGAGCCTAGCCTGCATTTAGGCAGCTTCCAACAGGTATGTGTATTTCCACCACCCCTCTATTCTATATTTTCAAAGAACTAATTCAAAGATAAGGACTAACAACACACAAAACAATGACTTTTGTCATGTTTTGAAAAATATTTCAAATTAATGTAATCTGAAATTAAACCCAACTGTATATGATAGTTTAGATGTTGAATTATACATAACTCCCAAACTAATCACCTTTACTCTAATCGCTGCTAACACCCCTAATTGCAGCCCTCTTTTGTTATATCTGGACTTCCCGTAACCCAACATCGGAACAATTGAAATACAGTCCTTAAACTGCTTTCCTACCATGTAATAACCACACCATCCTAGCTCTTCGTCTTTTGTATTTTCTCCAGTTATTCCAACTATGAGATTGTTTGTGCTGCCATATATTATTACGGTGCTTGTTTCTAGCCTTGGGGTATATTGGGTTATTACTGATACTCTATCTTTTGATTGAGATATTAGGGCGAAGAGTAATAGGATGAAGAGTAATATGGTGATTGTTAGTAGTGTTTTCATAAGTTAATTTTTTAATTCTTTTATTAGCTCAATTTGGGCTAATTGAACAATGTTGTTATATTTTATCAATGCCTCTTTTTGGTATGGATACATACTATCTGACGAGTCCCTACTCTTATCTTTAAGTATTGTCCATTGCAAACAATTAAGTAACCTATTACTTAATCTCACAATTCTATACAACCTTCTATTATTTTTCATGTTAATTTATTTTATATTTAGTTTTTAGCCAAGTTATGAATCCTTTGAATGTAGGCTCAGTGTGTATCCACTCTTCTTTTATGCGACAAACAGCATCAGTCCATGTTGGTTGTGTTAAATCTATGCTGCCATTTACAGCTTTTATACGCAGTACTGAATTATCAAATGACTTGACAAAAATACTATCATTATAACACTCCTGCTCATAGACTAAAAACAATCCCAAAGGCACACTTTCCCCCATCTTCCATTCGTCCTTTTCTTTTGTATTTTCCGGAGTTGCATCTATGATTATATATTCAGGATTAAGAGCGAGCGCAAACTGAATATTACTTGAATCAATATTTAATGGCTCCATTGTTTGCCCCATCACTCCCAACGAGCAAATTAATAATAGTATTGTTGTTTTTTTCATTTTGATTCAGTTTTAGGATTAATTGATTTCAGCCATTGTATCACCTCGTTTATATCAGACATATGACTTCTTAGTGCTGTATAATATTCGGTGCTTCTGCCTTTTTTACTTTGGTATTCCTCCAATAAATCAGAATGCTTATTTTGCCACTTGGCTATTTGCTTATCTCTTTTCATTTCTATTAACTTTTAAGTGAATTAATATCAATTATTTCGCCTGTTTTAAATAGGGACTGATCGTATATCCAATAGTGGTTTTTCACTAATACCTTGACAGCATTGTATGAAATGGCTCCTACTATAGTTCCACATCCACCAAAACCTCCTAAAAACAATTCATTATTAATTATTTCCAGTTCATAATCTGATAGCTCGTCTCTTATTTCTTGGTCTGCATTTTCTCCGAACAATTTAATTAGTGGGCGAAAGGCTAATTTTGACTTAGTTATATTATTAACAAATGACATGATATTATTTGTTGTTAAATATTTACGCATTGGTCTCCCCTTAAATACTCTTAGTGTGTTATATGAAGTCAAACTATAAGGCAAATATATTGCCAGTTGTTCAAGTGTTGTCATATCTCAATATTTTTAATAATTAGTTCTCCGTTTGTTGCTTCTGTATTTGACTGAATGTTTCCTATATCGCTGCCTGATTGTACCGATATTATTTTTTAAATAGATTCTCGCAGCTAGGTTTAAAACTTCATCTTCAGTATCCCCATAATAAAATAGCTCACTGTACGCATCTTCACTATATCCCATGCCCATTCCAGCTACAACTCCATTTGTTTTCGTGACTGAATGAATTGATATTTGACTTCTTCCTCTCTGCCTTAATTTTTTTAAAAGTTTTACTTTCATCTCTTTTATTGTTATATACCTTTAGGATAGAGAGGTTAAATATTCTTATTGTAAGCTATATTTCTACGCTTAACAAGGTTTTTCATGTATCTTTTTTTCTCATCCTTATTCAAGTTGACGAGTAGATCAATATCAATATCCAAGGATTTATGAAATTCATCTTTTCTAATATATGATTTATACCAGGAATGACGTATTTTTGCAATTAATTTATTCATAATCTTCTATATTTTACTTATATTTCTCTATATCCCAGTAAAAGCCGTTTTTAATCTCTGCTTTTACTAGTTTTTTGATTTGCTTTTTGGAGGCGGTCTTAATATATTTTATGGTTTCATCATTGCATATGTAGCGATCGCTATCATTGTAACCATACCAACATCCACTTTTTTTTGCAAGCGATGAATTAGATGATGTTTTGTATATCCCACCAGTGTATCTATATATCCAAAACAGACCACCGGTACTTTCCATTTCATATACATCTCCCTTAATCAATTCAACTTTCTCTTCCCTTCTCTCCCTCTCTTCTTTTACCCAGTCCTTCGCAGATTTAGGAGTTAAAAAGTACTTGAAGTTTTTTTCATTGTACTCTTTAATAATCGTTTCCGAGTGAATTTCGAGGTTACTTAACTCTACCGGGATGCACTTATCCCCCTCACAAATATCCACCCCATCTTCAATCTTAAATAGTGGGGTTAGTTTTTCTGCCCATTTGCCGTTCCAGTTTACCATCCATCCGCCAATACATATGTCTCCATGTTCGTTATATGCCGCATTGCCGTTTCTTATGGTGCGGATGCTTCCACGGCTCATTCCATTAATTCTCGTCCCCGCTGGATATTCCCTCTCCGCTTTCGCTAATCGGAATTTATTGTATTTATCCTGTAAATTTTGTTGTTTTAGATATTCTTGGAATTGGAGGATTTGAAACCCTCTGCTCTCATAGAAAACACGATCTGTATACCCTGATATTTTATCACAGTTGAAATAATATCCTTTTATGTAACCCCACGTAGCACCAAACAAATCTTTTATAAAATCAAATTCATCCTCACTATTGGGTGAAACGGCCTGTTTAACTTCTTTTTTAGGCTCTTCCAATGTGTTAATAAATATCTCTGTCGATTTCTTTAAACAAGATGCAAATTCCTCTAAATGCTCCTGTATTTCGTTTCGATAATCTTCGATAATCTTTTCCATAACTAATTTAAGTTTACCATTAATTCCAATTCAACAATAAATTCATCAGGTTCTAATTCCTGGGATTTTTCAAACAATTTATCAAAGTCTGATTCTTTATTTTTAGGCTTGTAATCTTGTACTAAGTTAATGAATGTCAAGAAGATAAGCAAGCCAATTGTATAAAATAACGCTTTGGTTTTTAGCCAGATTATTAAGGCATGACCAAATATTTTGATGTAATCTTTTGCCGGAATAGCCATGTTTTAGTTTTAGTTTGAATTGTAAAGGTCGGAACTATTTTTTTATTAAAACATGATAAAAGTCATAGTTTGTGAATTTTTTTATTGTGACCTTTGCTTTATTGAACGGTTTGGGTATGGTTTGATTTTTAACGAATAAATAACTAAAACATTATGAGTTATCCAGTATTATTATTAAATGAGCAAATTGATTTACTCGCAGAAGAAATGAGATTTGCTGAAGGAGAAGAATACCAAGACACCCAGAGGAGATTGGATGAATGTGCAGCCGCAGTTAAAAAATTAACTATACCTGATGCTAGGAAGCGTTATTTGATTGAAAAAAATAACGGCGAATTATGTTGCCCAAAGTGCAATATAATATGTGCACTAACGTACAGTGAAGATGATAAACATGGCGACATTATGCATTGTAATACCTGTGGCGAGGATTATGAGATACCTTAATGCTTCCTAACATAGAAATAAAAACACCTTTTACTATTATATGATAAAAATCATATTTATCTAATTATTTTATCCCGACCTTTGAAATATGGAAAAACAAAAAAGACAATTCGATGTTTACCATTTACAATTTATGCAGGATTGTGAATATTTCGGCATTGATATAAATATGCACGTTCAATATCAATACTATATAAATGAATTTGAGCATAGAGCTTTTTTAAATAGACATAAACATTCGACTATACAATCAGCTAAAAGATTAAAGTTTATGCTCGATAATTTGCCCGATAAGCTATTTAATGCAACATCATACGCAAAAAGATTTATCAAAAGATATATCAAGACTCATGAACTTAATCTGAGCGGAGAAAATGGAATAGAGGTTTGTTGTGAATTAATATATGGCGCAGAGTTGAGGGGTGTTGTAACCATAACAATTGATTCACTCGAAGATAAAATTTGTTTGCTTTCATCAATAGGTCACTTCATTCACTATGATAAAGACGATAAAGAAAGGGATTGTCTATTTGATGGAAAAGCAATAAATGAACTTATTATAAACGATGGATATTATGATATTGCCGAGAGTTGCGATTTAGAATTAGTTCCCAATGAATGATAATAAAATAAAATATAGAATACAGGCGACCTATTTTTTGGCTGCCCTTCTGATAATATTTTGTATCTGTTTAATAATTGCACAATGAAAACAAAAACATACATATCCGATAAAATCTCAGGACTTCCAAAAAGTGAATATAAGGATAAATTTTGGGATGCCTATATGTACTTAATCCGAAGGGGCGACGATCCGCAATGCCCGATTTATTTTAAACCTTTATTTGGTAAAAAAAATTGGTTCTGTTTTATGGTTGTCTGTATTTGCAAATTGTGTCATTGTCAGAAAATATTGATGTTGGACAATTGGAAAGAGAGCAAAGGAGCCAGGATTGAACATTTTATTGCTAAATTAATGAGAATTGAAATAGAACATTACACACCTAAAGAGTTATGACACATTACGGCAAATGTCCCAGATGCAAAAGTAAAAATTATGGACACATATTTACAAATGGAAATCTTATTCCCGAGAACGCTACAGTTATGTGTTTTCATGGATATTGTGATTTTACTATGAATATTTTAGAATGGAATGCACTTTACCCGCATCTTAAATTTAGTCTTAAAGGATATTAATTATAAACCTAAAAAGTGAAGTTATGAAAATTAAAGCAAAATGGGAAATTAGTTATACTAATGGTTTTGTAGAATTTGATCTAGAAGATATGAATTGTCAAACAGAAGAAGAGTGGAACGCACTTACAGAAAGTGAGAGAGAAGAAAAAATACAGGAGGCTATTTTTGATATGGCTGATTCGCCAAGTATGATACTTGAGCGATATAGGACTGAATAATATTTATAATTTGCATTCCACCAAATAATGACTATCTTTGATTACCCGAAAGGGATTATTTTTTGAATTGAAATTTGAATATGATTACAATAGGAGATAAAAAATATTTAACGCCACAAGAGAAAGCCAACATAGAGGGCGTTACACTTCAGACTATTTATAACTGGATTAAGGATGGTAAATTAACCACCCGGAAAATGATGGATAAGACTATCATACAAATATAATTTCTTTGGCTAAAAACTTTTAAAATCGTTTAAAATGATAATATTAAATGACACAAAACCAAAAGCACGGAAAACTCATATATGTAATTTCTGTGATGGAACTATAATTAAGGGGGAAATATACGGAAGTCAGACAAATGTATATGATGGAGATATCTACACTTGGAAAGTTCATATAATGTGTGCTGAGATAGCGCACATGTTGCGTATGTATGATGAATGCGATGAAGGATTGGATGAAGATACGTTTAGGGAGTGTATTGATGAAGAATTTAACGGGGCATGGATAAAGATAAACAGATACTTTTACGAGAGTAGCGATTTTGTTATTCCAGAGTTTAAAGAGAAATTGAATTTTGTAATTAATTATCATTTATTAAATTTCAATAATTAATCACACCAACAATAAAACAACCCATAAAACAAAAACAATGAAAAAGGAAACTTTAGAAAAAGCAAATGAGCTTGTAGATAGAATACAACAACTACAACAATCATTTGAATGTTTTGAATACATACATGATGATGGCAACGGTGATATTTCTGAACCAATATCTTTAATAATCGCATATGATGATGCCGATGATGGACGTTGTCAGCAACATATTCCAATAGATCTTAACGACGAATTTATTGGAATATTAAAAGGTCGAATAATACAAGGCATTGAAAGAGCATCTGCTGAATTGGAGGCCCTTTAGCCCTGCGAGATACTAACAATAAAACAACCCCACTAAGCAACGGTAAACTATTTTGATATGGCGAAAGATAAAAAAGTATATGAAACAACTGCCGGACTAGGATATAGGCAAAAGGCATATGTGATAAAAATAAATTATAGTCTGAAAGATTTGTGCACTGTATTATGCATTGGCGGTGAAAACTTAAATGATGGCGACAGCTTCTATATTGGGCAGGTATCTGATTTAGAAGATTTTTATATGGAGGAATCGGATTTTAGCATAAGGCAGTCCCCTTTATATAATGAAGTATTCTATGATTTTTTAATAAATGATTAATATGAGTGGGTATTTTAAAATACACAGACAGATATTTAATAGTTGGATTTTTGCGGATGATAAGGCGTTTAAAATATGGGTGTGGATTATTGGTAAGGCTCGACATACCCCTGGCAATGTTCCATTAAAATGCGGCAAAGGAATGATGACAGTTAAGCTAAAAACAGGTCAATTTATATTTGGCAGACATAAAGCTGAAGATGTTTTGTTTTTAGATGGTAGTTTGATTTATCGTAAGATGCAAAAGATGCAGGATGATAAAATGATAAAAATAGAATCGAACAACCAATATAGCATTGTAACTGTCTGTAACTATGCAGAATACCAAGTTAGTGAAGATGACAATCGAACAACCGATGAACAACTAACGAACAACCGATGCACAACCGATGCACAACCGTCGAACACAAACAAGAATGATAATAAATTAAAAGAAGGAAAAGAAAAGAAAAAGAATTACCCTCCTTATAAAAAAATAGTTGATTATTTTAACGATAAATGCAAATTATTACCAACAGTAAAAACTATAACAGAGGCGAGAAAAACAGCATTACGTGCCAGGTGGAATAATAACGGTAACGACCAAATAAAAAAAGTTATAGATACTGTTTCGTCAAATAGTTTTTTTTCAGGGGAGAATGATCGAAACTGGAAAGCTAATTTTGATTGGATAATGAAAGAGGGTAATTTTATAAAGATATTAGAGGGCAACTATTCAGATGTCACTAACAAGCCTAAAACATTTAAACATGAGTCAAGGGTTTAATAAAGATAAAAAAATATCTATAGATTTTATCAACGAACAATACGGTAAAATACCACCACAGGCTGTTGATATTGAAGAATGCGTCTTAGCTGCTTACCTCCTCGAAAGTATGGCATACGCTTTAAATCCAATAAACCCAGAATGTTTTTATAAAAAGGAACATCAGATTATTTGTGAAGCAATAAAAGAATTAAACGATAGTAATAAGCCTATTGATTTAATGCTGACAACCAGACAACTGAGAGACAATGAACGTTTAGACGAAGCAGGAGGAATAATGTATATAACCGAGATAACAAGCAAAATATCAACGGCTATGCATTTGTCTTTTCATGTAGCTATAGTAAAACGAGAATTTATAAGGAGGGAAATAATAAGAAAATCATCAGAGATACAAAATGCCGCATTTGATAGCAGTGTAGAAATTGAGGACTTAGTAAAAGCATGTGAGGATCTGGCATTAACCGCAATGGATGAAGCCCAAAACTCCACTATTTCATTCACGGACACACTGCCAATGTTAGCCGAAAGAATTGAAATAAATCAGTTTGATAATAAAAAACTAACTGGAATACCTACCGGATTAATAAAGATTGACGAACATACAGGAGGACACCAGAATCAGGACTTTACTATAATAATCGCTTTTGCCTCCGATGGGAAAACAGCACTTGCCGTTCAGTTGGCAAAAGAGGCCGCATTAAAAAACTTTCCTGTAAAAATATGTTCACTTGAAATGTCTGCAATTCAACTTTCATCCAGAATAATATCACAAGAATCCGGGGTATCTTCCAAATCAATATTAAGTAAAAAATTAACTGGGACAGAAATACAGGACGTAAACAAGGCAATGAAGGATATGGAGGATTTGCCAATATTTTATGAAGATAGGATTTCGAATAAAATAGCCGTGATTTGCAATTCAATACGGCGTTCAGTAATCAGGGATGGTGTTAAATTGGCTATTGTTGATTACTTACAGCTATGTGAAGGAGAAGGAAAGAGCGAAGTAGAAAGAGCCGGGAATGTTGCCAGAACGTTAAAGAATTTAGCCAAAGAACTAAACATACCTATAATTGCATTAGCTCAGTTAGTTAAAAATGCAGAACGAACATC